ATGTCAAAACCAACACCACCACGTCTTTTCATAATCTGGACTTGTTCTTGATCTGATTTTAAAATACCAGCATATGAATCATGTGGCGACTCAACAACAAAACAATTAGATATTGATTGTATTTGAAACTGATTGCCAATACCACTCATTGGTGACCCTTGTGGCACAATGTATTTAAAATCTTTTAGATAACCATATATTTCATCTTCACTCATTGCATTAGGGTATTTTTCTTCTACCCGCGCAAATTCCTTAGCTAAACGCTTATGCATATCATCGGGTGTTAATTCAAAATAATTGTCTTCTAAATCTCGAAGAGCATATTTTGTTACAAACACATTAGCTGCAAGATCATCTCCTTTGAAATACTCCAGTGTTTTTTCTAAAACTTGTTCTTTATTGTACATACTAAAACTCCTTCTCTTTTTGAATTTCTTTCCACACTTCCTTTAACTGTTTTTTAGGGTTTAAGGCTAGTATTTCATCTTCACTAAGTGTTCGGAACTTAGATTTAGATGTATCAATATTGATATGCATTTGTATACCATCCATACCCGCTCTATTTTTTGCAACGAAAAGTCTAGCAGTCCCCAGTGCCTTTTCTTCAGGTTTTCTACTTAGACCTAAAACGACATCAGATACTTGCGCTTTTCCATAAGATTCCCCCATGTTTTCTAAGCCAACTAAATCAGCATTAGCACCATTCTTGTTGGATTGACTTGCAGTCCAAACAGGTACATTAAAATCAGCTGCTAGTTGTCTTAGCTCTTCATAAATTAACATTAATTCATGTCTTAATGCGTCGTATTCTTTAGTAGAACGCATTACGTCTGCATAATCAACAATAACCAATGATGGTATTTTTCCTCTTAATTTTAGTTTGTCCAGGTGATTGCGTAAAGTATTAACACTCGCTGTCCTGGTTGGATAATATTTTATTGTCAAACTACCAAAATCTTCATTGTCCTTATATAATTCTCTAACTTTGTCTTGATTTTCTTTTAACTTTAAGTCTGATACACTAATATTACAAAGGTTTGCATCATATCTTTTACCAGTTAAATGTTCACTTAATTCAAAACTATAATGTACAACGTGTTTGCCTCTTTTTACTGCTTCGGCGCCCATTGCTACTAACCAATGTGATTTACCAACACCAGTCGGTGCTACAATTACGCCTAACTCACCTCTGCCTAAACCACCATCTAAAACTTCAGGTTTATCGAGTTGTTCTAGTCCTGTCGGTGAAGTTATACGCTGTATTTCTTGAAACCTTGATTCCATATCTTCGAAAAAATCGTGACCAATTGTCGATGGCATACCAACTGAAACAGCTTTTCTCATAAGGTCAACAACAGATTCAAACTTTTCGCCTTGCACTAATTCAACAGCACTAGTCAAAGCAGCTTTAAATGCTTGTCTTTTGCAAAAATCTAAACTTTTGTCTTTTACGTATGGCAAATCTTCAGGATTAGGATTTAATCGCATTCTTTTTATAAATTGAATGATTTGATCTCTTAACAATGTGTCACTGTTATCAGTTGTTAAATCTTCTCTTACCATATCTAACAATATTTGCATTGTAGGAAAACATCTATACTTGTCAAAATAAGAAAAGTACTTTTCACACAAATATTGCAAATATTTCAAGTCAAAAAAATCTGGCTTCATTACTTCATGCATTTGCTGTGCCCAATTTTTATCAATAGCCAAACCTTGAAAAATCTTTTCTTGAAAACTCTTTCCATAATGTTTAAATGAAGTGTTTTCGTCACCAATAATGGGTTTTAATACAGCTGCTTGTTGCAGCGCTGCTGATTTGCTCATAAAAGCTCCTTATAATCGTTTGTTAGTTATTTTATAGATGCGTTGAGATTATAATATATACGGTCTATGTTAATTTTATTAGGAAAAGTTACGCCTTCAGTAATTAAATCTCTCATCATTGAGATTTTATCATTTTTGTGTTCAGCATTCTCGTATGAATACTTTAACTGATCTATGTGTGTGGCACTTAAATTACTGACGTCTAAATACATAATTTTCCAATTCCTCTTCGGCACATCCCTGTTTTCAAGTATATCTCGATATAACTTAATTTTTGGGAATTGCTCTGCTTTAACTTCACACAATTTAATTATATCATCAACACTTAAGAACCGATTTTCTTTCAATTCAGGTATTCTCTTTACCAGCGTTTTGAAACCGCAACCTTTTATGCCTGGTATCGCATCAGACTTATCGCCAATAAATGCCCGAGCTGTAATAAAATTCTCAAAATATATGTCAAACTTACTTTCTACATCATAGTGCGTAACCATTTTTTTACCGGCCGGACTATATTGTGTGACATTTTTACCTAAAAGCTGATACATATCTTGGTCAGATGATGCAATAACAATTTGATCATCTTTATCGTATGCATATCTAGCTAAATAACCTATTATATCATCTGCTTCGCATTCTGATACATACATTTGTTTTACTGGCATATGTTTTAACAATCTAGTGCATAATGCTACTTGGTAATTAAAATTTTCTCTAGTGTCAGGAATGTCTTCATATATATCGCTTCTATTTAATTTTATTGGTTTTCTACCAGTTTTATATTCGGGCAATATTTTTCTTCTTCTGGCAGATCCACCACCTTCCCAGCATATTACTATTTCATTAGGACTAAATTTACTAGCTAACACACCAAGAGATTTTAAAAATCCCAAAGTACCGCCAATATGTTGGCCATTTTCACTCATAGATGGGTTAACTGCGTAAGAACGTGCAAATATGTTATATGCATCAACTAATAATATTTTTTTCATTAAATCTCCAAATCATCGGTTAGGGTTTGACTAAGTTGTTTCATTTCTTCATAACTTTCAGCATCGATGTCCATATTGTCAACAAGGCCTAACTTAGCTTTCATTGCACTGTTAACAATAGCATCAATATAATCTTTGTACTCTTCATCATTTATAACATTGATAAAATCAGCTTTATAAAATTTCTTTTCTGTTAAAACTTCACCGGTTGATTTGTCAACTACAGTTAAAGATTTCCATGCACCAGTACCTGATAATGACAATAATTTATCATCATAATCAACATCACCATCTTTACAGTGTATTCTTAAAACATCAAACAGCTCTTCATGCTCAAATATACCTTTTCCAAAATGTATTTGAAAGTTGCAACTTCTAAATGGTGGTGCTATTTTGTTTTTAATTGTTTTAGCCGAGACATTAATGCCCATAACATTCCCGGCTTTGTCTTTGATTTGTTGTCCCGCTCCCAATTTGATTCGTACAGATGAGTGAAAAGGGATTGCCTTACCTCCGGGTGTAGTAGTAGGATCGCCATACATAACTCCAATTTTTTCTCTAATTTGATTTAAACATAAAAATAGTACTTTTTGATTTGCGATTACGCCAGTAATCTTTCTCATCCCTTTAGATATGGCACGAGCATTCAAACCGATGCTTTCTTTATCATAATCACCTAATAATTCTGCTTTTGGTGAAGTAGCTGCAACGGAGTCCCAAATAATAGTAACTGGCACGTCTTTATTCATTGCTTTTGCTTTTAAAATAGTCGACTCTGCAATGGATAGTACTTCTTCTGTACAATGCGTGTCTACATAAACAAATCTCGTCTTTATGTCTACGCCAAGTAGACCTAGATTTTCAACAGATGTTGCATTTTCAGTATCGATATATACAACGACTCCACCTTTCTCTTGTGTGCTTCTTGCTATCTGTATAGCAATATGACTTTTACCAATACTAGGTGGGCCAAATATTTCTACTATTCTACCTACGGGAAGACCACCATTGGGTTTTCCAGATATCATATAATCTAACTGTTTTGAACCCGTAGATATCCAATCACTTACGTGTGTTGGAGATTGGTCAACAGATAAATTGTATGCTACACGCGTGCCATGTTCTTTGTTCAACGACTTAATTAAGTCAGATGTAAAATCGTTAGTCTTACCCATAAATACTCCTTTTTTAATAATATATTGTATTGTCTAAAACACAATTGTCTAAAAGATTTAATAAAAAAGAGGGAATATAAATTCCCTCTTAGTGCATTTACCAGAAATATATGCTATAGATTAAAAACCTAAATCAATATCCTTAAACGCTTTATCTAAATCAGATTCAGTATCACTGCTTGAACTACTGGTGCTTGTAGAAGTACTAGAACTTTCGAATTTTGTTGTTTCAGTTTCATCATCATCACCATTCAACCAAGCATTAATAATGTTACTTAACTCATCATAAGATTTTAATGAATAAATATCATCTAACTCAGGTATAGAATCAGACCACTCTTTTACTTGTGCTTTTGTACCCAAAGGAGTATTTTTAGGTCTCGCTCTGACTTCAGTAGTAGCCCATTGCTGCCCAGGGTTTTTAGAACAATAAACTTTAATATCATGACCATCTGAAATATCAGTGATATCACCGTAATCAGGATCAAGCATAATATTCAAAAGAGACTGATAAACCATTTTTCCAAATGACCAAAGTTTTACACCTTCATCTTCTTGTCCTCTTACAATAACAGCAGCAAAACTTCTCATTTTAGGGTAAAGTTTTTTAGCCATTTCATATGATTCTTTTGTTCCATCTGATTTCAACTTTTGAATAAGCTCATTAATTGGATCAGGTTTTCCAAATTGATAAGGTGCTAAAAGACCAGGGTTGTTACCAATATTATAGTAAAACCAACGTTCCTTAAAAGGAGTGCCATCATTGTCAGTAAATGCAATAATACGCACAACGTGTTCTTCACCTTCTTCAGGTCGCCACATTACGTTTCTTTTGCTAGAGTTTCCAGATAGTTGATTTAATTTTTTGCGAATAGCGTCCATATCTATCGACATAAATACACCTCCAAATGTGTAAATTTTTAAATGTTTTGTAACGTTATCAACACGATAACTTTATTATTATATTTACACCATTGGAGTTGTATAAAATATATTTAATATTTTCTTTCCGGGTCTGGATTAAATGCTGGGCCAACTACACCAGCTATTCCGCCAACAACACTTGCTTCATCAACATCCTCGTCATAAACATCATCATACGGATCTTTTTCATTTTCCCGGTCTTCTTTAACGTCTGGCTCTATTAACAAATCATCTTCATCACCCATCTCATGCACATCATCCGGATCATAAGCTTCAATTATAATTTTTCTAATATACTCACGTATTTTTTCAATCATGGTTTTCTCCAACTATCAAAATCTTACCGGTTGCGCAATGCCCCAGTTTTTTGCTCTGTTTGCAAAATAAATAATTAAATGTGTTTGACCGGGAATTGCTTCTATTCTCAAGTGTCTATCAAGAAAAGTCTTTTGACCTTTTATTTGATTTATTCTGTGCTTTGCTTTGATAGTATCTTTAATCCAAAAAGCAACGTTGCTAGGAGAATAACCAAAAGCGAATGTATTAACCTCAAAAAGCACACCCTTTTGTCCAGTGTTACTTTCAACTAATGTAGCTTTATCAATAACTTGTTGAATGTCTTGATGTTTTGCAAAACCTTCAACAAAAACATGTGAAAGTAAATCACCAAAATTATTTCCATTATATGTATAATCGATATTAAATTCACGCATTAATTTAGCCGGATTTGTTTCAGAAGCCAATCTATATTTCTTAGCTATTTCATCATACTTCTTACCAACTAGTGCACTTTCCGTTGAAGCAGCTAATTTTTTAATTGGGGTTGAATTATTTTTAGGCTTTGGTTTTGGCTTTGGTTTAGGCGTTGTTGTTTTACTACCCGAGCCACTTCCCCCGGTTGTTTCTGCTATTATGTAATCATATAAACTACTCATTTATATCTCCGTATATTCGACTGGTAAAAATATATCATCCGTAATTTTTAGACTTTTAGGTAAATCTACATCAGTACATTTAAATATTAACGCATCATGTATTATCCAGTATGGATCTAACTTATAATTATCTACTAACCAGTTAAAACCTAATAAAGATGCGTCAACTGCTGATGATTGTATGTATATAGCTAATAAGTTATTTTTATCTGTGTCACTTACATCAACTACACGACCAAAATAATTTTCTATTTTGTTACTCTTTATACTTTTGTGAAGTTGATCATTCCATTCATCAACAGCAAATAAATCATTGATTTCTTTTACTTTTGTACCGCCATACAAGCTAGTAATAATTTTTATCTTTAACTTTGATCTTTCTTCTTTTATACCTGTCTTTTCGCCGACCCAGCTGTATAAATCACCATCTATTTTTATACCTAATATTGCTAACAAAAGCCTAGGCTCCATACTGTTAAAATCTACCTGCATGCAATTAGCTAACATGTTTCTATAACTCTTTTTCAATGTTAAAACATTTGGTCCATCAACAACAGTCAACCTTCCAGTCTTCGTATTTAACCTAGAATAAACAGGCGTGTTTAAATGCTTATTAGTCATAACGAAACCCGGAAGATTAACGTTTGATGCATTTATTGCTGCGTATCTAATTCTATCCACCTTTGGTCTTTTTAGCCGATTTATAAACTTCTCTGTAGTTTCTAAAACAGGTAAATACTTGTGATCATTATATTTTTCTAAAAACTTGTCATACGTATCACAATATCTTTGACATGATTCTTTTATAATTGGTGCGGGAATACATCTAGCCAAGTTAGTTGTACTTATGTTTTTACACATTTTCATGTAACTATCTGGGAATAAAGAAGGTATGTTAAAATCAAATGTTTGCGCTATGTTTTTAAACTCTACAGAACTTGTGTACTCACTTTCTATATCATTTTTCCAAACAAACTTTTTCTTATTATAAGTAAGATGTTTTTCAGTGCCAAATATAGATCTATCAAAATATAACATAATCACCTCAGCAAATTATATACGTAAAAAAACAATTTACAAATAATCTTTTTATTCTAGAGACTCATTAGTTATATCTATTTCATTAATTAATTTCTGTGTTGATTTTAATATGCTTTCAAATTGACCTTCACGTTGCAAAGGAACTAGTTGAACATTAGTAGAAAAAGACCCGGGAGCTATTTTATGTGAAAAACCTTTAACTGCGTATACGTCATCTGCAGTCGTATTTGTTTGAAAATCAACAAAAAACTGTTGCCCAAATATGATAAATGGACAACCATAACATTCTAATTCTAAACTAGTTCTTAGCGTTTTTAAAGGCATACCATCATCAGAATCTGCATCTGGAGAATGCGCATTCTTTTGAAATTGTTTTTTCATGTGTATTGCCTGCAATGTTGGGTCAGTACTAGTTGAAAGATTTGCATTAATAATACCTGAAGCTTCGGTTCCATATTTTAAAGTAGGCATTGTATATGTAAAAAAAGATCTAATTTTGTTAGGACCACCATTTATATAAACAACTTCTTGATTTTTTTCAACATTCTGGCCAGCTTCATTTTTTTCTATTACTTTTATTTGTTTACTTTTAAAAAAATTATTAAATAAAGGATTTTGAAAAATATCATTGGCAGACTGAGCGTAAACTTTCCCATGGTCACCTCTTGCACTTGCTTGACTATTACCTCCTTTTTTAATATGGGTGTGCTCTTTATCAATTGCTTCCCGATTAAAGGTGCTGTAATTAGAATCTAATGCAGCTTGATAAACATCATAATAACTAGAATAACTAGTTGTAGATGCATCAAAAAAATGCATTCTGCATATGGATTTATTAGGGTCATTAATATGAGGCACAGTTTCTATAACCAGCTGTATACTTGGTTTTTTAAATTTCAATGCGGAACCTTTTCCACCATAAGCTTCTACTAATACGTTTTCTTTTTCAGCAAGAATATTTTTTTTCTTTGCATTTGATTTAACTTTTGATTGCCCATTTTCATCACGCTGATATATACTGCCAAAACCATATGCATCTGATGCTAAATTTGAAAAAAATATACTGTTCATAAAACCTATAAACTGGATTATAGACATTGTATAATTTTCTTTTATTCTTTCACTGAAATATTTTTTGAATTTGCTTATGTTGATAGGGAAACTACCTACATCATCATCTCTGCAATAACCAGAATATTCATTCATAGGATAAAAAACTAGTTGTACTTCATCAAAGTTTTTATTAGCTGCAATATTTTTTGCCATAAATATAGTAGCTAATTTTGCAAAACTTACGTGTGTTTTCTTTTTAGGTGCACCTTTGTACGTTTTATCTTTTAAAAAAGGATCATCGCCTTTTCTAATATCAGCCAGTAGTTTGTTCACTGTTGTTGTTAAATCTTTTTTTAACACGCTAGTATTATCTAATGCTTTATTTAATTTTGTGGTCATGTTTTTTAAAGTACTTTTCACATCAGTGTTTTGAAGATCTTTTAAATCATTAGAAAGCTTTACAATAATTTTTTTAACTTCCTCTATTTCTTTGTTATCTAATGTTAAAATATTATTTGTGCTATTTAACTTCCCCAATATCTGTGAATCTGCAATTTGAGAGTAGCTTGGTACTTTTACTAATTTCTTTTTAATTGCTTTTATTTCTTTAAGCAACACTGTTAGCTCATCCATTGTATGTTTAACACCGTCATCAGTAATTAACCCAAAAGCAATATCATCAATACCTTTAGAAAACATGGTTAATGTTATATCCATCTCTCCAGCTGGGGTAAAATTATAGGAAGTGCTAGAAACCCTGAATTTATTAACAACTCGACACGCATTTAATAACTTACCGTACGGTGTGTCTTTCCTAGGGTGAGACCACCCATATTCAATTAGTATTTCAACTTGGTTTAAAGTACCTGGGACAACTAACTCAGATATATCCGACAATCTAGATCTATCGTGTAATGTAAGTGATAATGTTGCAGATGTGCTGCTTAACATACCACTAGCAGGCACTACATTTACGTCAAAACTTTTAACTGTCATAAAAGGTCTTTTAGGATCTAAAATATTTCGTCTTTCACTACTTTTATCTAGGAAACTTGTGTCTCTAAATTTTTCGCCAACATAATTCATAGTTTGAGGAGCAGTGAACAATTCCATACCAGCGTAGGCAACATTAATTACTTCTTCACTTTTCAATTTGCCACCTAAGTCAGCTGAAGTAGTAAATCTTTTTGCTCTTTGCATGTCTAATGCGCTATCATTTCTTACGTCTTTAGATAAATATTTTATTAAACTTAAGCCATTTGGTGTTGATTGCCCGCGATCAGATTTTAAAATAGTATTTGCAGATGATATGATTTGCAAATCAAAAAATGGCACACATTTTGATATTTCTGTACTAGGTACAGCAGATAAAAAAACAGATGCAAACCCTGCACCGCGGTTTGCATAATTTAAAGTTGTACTATGAAACTGTACGACACCGAAAGAAGGATTTTGTTTCGTGGGACTGGAGGTTTGTTGGTTGTATTTTGATCCATCGCCAATAATTTTAGATATTTTACTAGTACTTAAAAAATTGTAATTCTCTTGCTCAGATTCATGTGTTATTGTAAAAAGCCTCTGTTCTTTATCATTAATCTTTTTTGTTAAATCAGATTCGCCTTCATCACCTGAAATAAAACTTTTAATATTTGCTTCAAATTCATTTAAAAAAGTGCCGCCATTTTGCATGTCTAAAATATATTTTACTAAATCATCTAATTTGATGTCATTTAGTAAAAAATTAATATTGTTTAAGTCTATATTTCCATTGACTTCAGCACCTATTAATTTTGCTATCAAATCATTTTCTGTTTTTACATTTAAAATTTGACTTAACTCTGTTAAAGCCTCTTTTATCATGTTTCTTTTTTCATGAAAATAATTTATCATACATACACCAATACATCTTGCAAGTTTGATGGGTATTCTATAATAGTATTAGGTGGTATCTGTAAAGACCACCCAATATTTGAACATATTGCAATTAGCCACCAATAGCTAGAATCTCCATATACCCTGCCAGCAATTACATCTAACCTATCGCCTTCTTTAGAAATATACCTAGTTGTTTGTATTGTGCCTTTTTTTACTAAATCTCTAACAACGCGTATTGTTTGATTGGTTGACAAAGCTTTTCCGCCTTTAATTAAGCTACTGTTTCTATATCTCATTTATAATTCCTTATATCGGTGAAGTTTTACTAATGGTTGATGAAATAGTTTCAGTGTCACTTTTATTTAATTCATCTAAAAGCTGATCAGAATCGTTTGTATCGTCAAAAGTATCCAACGCAGAATTCCTTACGCGTTCTGCAGAGTCAATTAAACTTTTGCCATAATCACTTGTTTCTGTAAATTCGCCATGCAAACTATTTGAAGAAGCCCCAACTTTATATATCGGCGCTCTGTTAACACCATTGTAATCAATACCAGGCGTAATGTCGTGAATAGGATTAAGCGATAAACTTACTTTACAGATTGTTGGAGCACGTTGCCCTGCTTCTAGATCCCAGGGCACAGTATTAATACCCCAGTCAAATGTTAACGATGTAATTACTCCAGCTAAACCTTCTGACATAGTGCTTTCGAAAGAGCGTACAATAGGGTTTTGATCATTAAATATTTTTTTGAAACCATCTAACTCTGCAGAAGAAATTGTTGTATTAACTTCCTGCGTGGTATTAACTGCTATTAATTCTTGTTCTTTCTTTGTCTTTGATATGTAATAGCCTATAGGTTTATCTCTCAGTTTTTTTGAAAGCTTGTCATAACCAGTACATAACATGCTAATATATTTAGGCGGGACAACACCAGCGACACCTAAACCGGCCTGTGGGTAATGCCATTGATGAGCGTAATCTTCATCTCCTAATATCTCAAATGTATACATTAAACCAATGCTGAAAGTGGGGTTTTCCTTTGTACTTTTATTCGCAAAAGACCATGTATCCCAATCAACTACTTTTGCTGCTACCAATTTCATCCGCGTACTTTTTCTAAGGTGTTTACCAAAGTGATCTGCCAGATATTGTGAACGCAGTGTATTTATATCTGGTTTCCAAGATCCAAAAGGCACTACTGGTTGATTTCCATATTCTGTTGTAAATGTATTAAAAACTGCAGGTTTAGACCAGATAAAGGTATCAACATCTGGCACTGGGTCAAAACCTAAACTATTAATTACTATATTGGCTTTTGGTAAAGAATCTAAATTTGTTTTATACCCAACTGCTTCGAAGTCTTCCATAGTTACTTCTTCACTGCCTTCATTAATATTTATGCTGCCGACATTTTGTATAAAATCGTATAATTCATTGTCTGATACAAACTCAGAATATTTTACTAGTTTTTCTTGATGAATTTTTGTTTGTTTTTCTTCACCGCGGGTAATTTCAAGTTTTGCTGCATCTTCTACACCATGTATTTTAGCCAAAGCTTTTCTACTATAATTATTTTTAATCAAGTCTCCTAATCTCACTCGGACTAATGGAGTAGCTGTTGGTATTTGACTAAAAGGCTGTGTAAATATTGTTCCACCTTCTTTACCATCTAAATTTTCTGTTAAAACTGTGGTCCCTTTTGACCATTGCGGATATACTAAAGTTGTTAGCTTATTTATTTTAGCATACATTTCATCCATGTCAGAAGAAGAATATGCAACAACCGTAAAATCAAATGACAAAGACCTTGTTGTGTCGCTATATACTTGCGTACCTTCTATTCGACCAAAACCTTTTTGACTATTATAATTTGCGGAGTAGCTATCACTCAAGCTGTTTAAAAATGCATGAAAACTTACTATTTCATTTGTTCTTGTATCATGAAAATAAAAAGGCATATATTCTGCTTCAAGTGCTTTTTCAATATTCTTAACTTCTTCGATGTCAATATAATGTTCGACAGTAACCCCACTATAACCTGTGCCTTGTTTATTTTTATTGTTTCCCATATAAACTGGCAATTCGCCGGAAACTGTTTGACCTTTCCTGGTCGTTAAACCGATCATTGCCATATTGTCCCTTTGAAACATATCAGCTCTAGGGTTATATAGTAACATCGATGGCAATAATGAATTAGACAAAACATTTTTCCCAGAATTGTCTCTAATATGAGAAACTCTAATAGATGGTAAAAAATTGTTGCCTTTTACATAATTTTCAGAAAATAAATTTTTACCATAAAAACCACCAGCCACTGCAATATCGCCCATGCTACTTATAATTCTTAAAAAACCTAAAATCTTACTATCTCTCAATTTTTTAAAATATGGCAATAGTTTTAAATTGAAGCCAGTATCTCTGGCCGTCTCTAAGTTTGATCTTAAAACACCTCTATAAACTGCAGCAAAAAAACCAGAGCTCCCTCCAAGATCTCTAACTGTAGCTATAAGAAATTTTATAAAGCCTACAATTACAGACTGTGTAAAAGCTGTTAAGGTTAAAGCAGCACCTTTAATTCTATTATTTTGCAATTTTGCATTTTTGATAACATAGTATGGTATTTTTATATTTAAATAATCTAACATAAAAGCAGGTAAACTGGCAACTATCTTTTTTAATAAATCGGCTATTTTTCCACCAAACCCGTTACCTTCTAAGTTATCTAATGATAAATCAATTTTTCCGCCAGTTAATTTACTTGCACCTTTGTCATATGAATTAATACCAGGTTCATAATAGTTTGATACGTATAAATCATCTGGGTTTATACCACCTAATTTTAACGTTAAATTTTTAGCTATTAATATACCTTCACATATCAAAGCAATTTTCAATGATTGTACAACACAACCTATTAAAGATATAATTGAAATTCTTAACATAGGACCAACTAGTGACTGATTAAAATCATTTTCAAATGGTTCAAAATAAGAATTTAAATTTCCAAAAGAGTCTTTTGTGTAACTGACAAAGTTAATATTTTCTTTTTCAAAATACGATGCTGCATCTTTTGGCTTTAAATTAGACAAATCAACTTTTGCAGTCGCTGCGGGTATGTTAGGCGCATCAGCACTAGTACCTAAAAAAAGATTTTTAATTGGTAACTTAAAATTATTTTTTATTGCTTCATCTTCAAAGTCTGCAATTATTTCACTGTTTGGATCCAGTTCATTTTTTATTACACGATCTCCAGTTGCGCCCAGCATTAAACTAGCTGCTATATTTAAACCACCAGTCATATTAACTAAACTTTCTTTGTCATCAAGATTGTCTAAATCAGAAAACCGGTTTTTAAACTGCCCGGGTGCATACCCGCTTAAATTATTTAAATTAGTTTGCCCACTACGGTTGTTACTAATTTGACTTAATAACGCATTATTGTTTTTACTTAAATCACCTTTATTGACATTATCATAAGCATTGCCTGTTGTTTCAGAAACATTTGAATACACCCCTTTTTGCAAACTGTTAAACCGGTTTTCAGGATGTTTTCCATACGTAGCAGTATTTGATAAATTTTCAAAATAACTTACAGCATCTGATTCTAATCTTTTCATTTCAGCAAGAAAAGTATCATTAACAGTATCCGGAGAAGGTGCCTCAAATTTATTTTCCGAAGCTTCAGGATAACCATTTTCAACATCTAAATCTTGACTAGATGCTTTATACGTATTTTTTTCTGACAACTCTTTTAAATACTGACCTATAGTTGCCTTGTGTATAGGTTTAACATCCGTGTCGTCAAACTTTGCTTTTTCTTCTGCTGTTTGATCGGGATGCATAAAGTGTCCGACATGTTTATTTCCCGTCATCTTCTTTCCCTTTTACTATTTCTTGAAATTTAACTTTACCAACTTCATTGATAAACTCGTTCAAGCTATTTTCATCAATGTTAGCTAAAACACCTTCTACTTCCTGCATTGCCTGTTCTGTCATTGAATTAATTGCGCTTTGCACTGAGTTTTTCTCTTCTTCTGGCAATTTTGCTATTAAATCTTTTAATATTTTTATTTCCATTAACATGTCTTTAATTTTATTACTCACATTTTACTCCATAAATTCTAGTTGCCCACGTGAATCACGCCATGCATCATTTGGTTTAAAATAAGGTTTCGAACCATCAGGTTCAGGACCCATTAATCCAACAGCAACATCTTTAGCATCCATTGTAACATTAAGTTTTAAGTTTAACTGTAGCGGTGCTGTTTCTAATTTCACAGTTTTTACACCATTAAAGGCCAACGCATTTCCGACTTGTTTTAATTTAGCAGCACCAGCATCTATCCCAGGCAATTTTTCTAGTAACGTTTCTATAGATTCAACTTCTTTTATTACACTTTGAATAGTTTTTATATCACCTGAAGCTTTTACCTTTTGCGCAAATTTTGTTACATCAGTTATGCTAGTTCTTATTGTATCTAAATTGCCACCTAAATCTTTTAAATTTTGAAGTTTTTCTTCTTGATTTAAACCATTAGCAACAATCATCATTTTGTGCACAGCTTCCATCATATTTGATAAAGCAGCCATGCTTTTGTCAGCATCTTTTGGAAATTTTAATCCAGCAACCATGTTTGCCATTTTTGTTATTAAGCCTGGTAACTCTTTTGACATACCATCAAACATACTTTTTAAAACACCACTTATTCCAGAAAACAGCTGTTTAATTTTTTGAGGATTTTCGAAAACTGAAGGGTCTAAATTGCCCAGCATCCCCAGTGGTTTGCTTACTGCGCCTGTAACACTAGCAACAGCTCCAATGATTTGTGCAATTGCGGGCATCGCCTTAGTTTGATTTTCATCTAATTTTATACTAAGCATATCTTTTAATTCAAATATTATACTTTTGACACCCGGTATTATGACTTTTAAAACTTTTGTCATTTTATCCATCATGTCTTTCATTATTTTAGGGTTGTCAAATATATATCCTTGACCAGCACTCACAGCAACTTTCCCCATAGAAGCAGATGTTTTTCCTAAAGATGCTATCAGATCAGCTACGGATGCAATTACGCTTATTTTTGCTTTTAATAAATCAACACCTCCCGGTATTGTTAATTTTGCCAATGGCGTAAATATTTGTGGAATAATTTTATCAATAATTAATTGTACAATATCTTGTATAAAACCGGTTGCTTGTTGTATCGGGCTTACACCAAACAATCCAGCAAGTAACCCAGTAATTCCGGAAGAAGCTTCTATAATAGTAGCAAATGGACTAACAATACCCTTTAAAAAACTGCTTAATAAATCAAAAATACCTTTTGCCTTTTCTTTGTCTATAGTACCAGCAGCTGCTACTACAGTTGCCATTGCGCCTAATAATGCTAACGCAGAACCGGTTAAAAAACCAGCTATTACTAGTACACCAATAGCAATTGCGGCTAATATAACTCCTGCTCCTATACCACCAGTAGCATTTGCGGCTGCCATTATAACACCACCTAGGGCAGCTGATGCTAAAATCATTGGTATGCTAAATAACATAACAGCTGTAAGTAAAGCCATTGTTTTCATTGCTGCACCAAAATCAACCATTTTTTTAGCCATGAAAGTTACAACACCCAAAGCAGCTAAAAACACAGTTCCTATTATAGTAAATAATCCAGCTAATGCAATAATACCTACGCCTAAATTCATCCAATCTCTCGCAGTCATTGACCTTATATATACACCTACGTCTACCAGGGTTTCTAAAAGATCAGGCACACTAGTAAAGGCATCTTTAATACTTTCTAAAATTCCTTTAGATTCTGCTGGGGCATCGCCATCACCACCGCCGCCAAGACCTAATTTTTTAAACAAGCCCCCAGTTAAATCTTTAAAGAAACTTACCATTGTGCTTAGAGCGCCAGTCATTATTGCTGTTGTTAAAACTATTCCAATTACCTTTAATACAAATATTCCAAACATTGTCATAAGATATGGTTGTAAAATTGGCCACAATGCATCAAATATCCTAGTAAATAAATCTAACATTACAGGGAACACGTGTTCATACAAAGCCATAATAACATTAGTTAAAGCAGCACCTATAGAACCTAATAGTGAATTATGAGTAGCTGCTGAATTACTAAGTCCGTCAAATATTTCTTCTAGAATACCACTTAAACTAGTAGCAGCTTCTTCAATTACACTGTCAGCATTATCAGCAATCATCTGGAATAATCCTATAAGCATATTTTCCATATAGCTAAATAACTCGCCGCTAGCACTTAATTGACCATCTGTAAATTCTTTAAAAGCATCTATTATTCCAAGAAATAATCTTTTCATTGCTAAACTAGGATCGATCATGACATTATTGAAAAAGCCTTCAAATAAATCATGAAAAGTATCCATAAACTTTTGCGCACGGCCGACATCAAATATACTTTCAAACAAATTTCTCATTGTAAATAAAGCACCACCCGGAGCAATAACCTTATTTATTAATCCGGCAAATTTCGCACCTGACTTCAAGAAAACTCTGTAAAACATTCTTACAGAATTTATAACTTTTCTTACTTCCGGCATGTATCCCATCATAGTTGTAAAACCATGAAAAAACTGACCAATTGCACCTAAACCTTTCTGTAATGTTAAAAATACATTTGTTAATTTTTTAATGTTTTTAGCCATTTCATTTGTGGCTTCTTCCATAGTCATAGGCTTTGTAGCTTCTTCTAATTTATTTTGGAAGTCATCAAAACTCATTTCATCTAAAGGAGTACTAAATATTTTCTTTATGTTGTCGATATTCTGACCAGTAGAATTTGCCAGATAATCTAACTGACGTCTATCCAGGTCTGCAACAGAATTTCCCGCCGCTTCAAATGATCTACGTAATTCATCTATTCTTTCTGCAGGGTTGTCTGTCATCATCATTTTCATAACATCAACATTCATACCAAATGCTTCAGATAATTTACCCGCAGATTCTGCTGCAGAGTCAAATGTATCAAACTGAGCCATTATACCTTGCAGATCAGACATTTCAGCACCTAGCTTTGTTGTATAACCAGCTACTGCTACTAATTCTTTCTCAGATAAATCACCAAAGTTTTTAGTGTCATTCATCATCCCGCTTAAAGCTTCCTTAACAACCTTAGCACTTATCCCCATATCTTTTTGCATAGCAGCTAATGATATAGTTACATCTTGTAAAGACTCTGACATGTCTTTGCCAGATTTTGCAGCTGATAGAGCCATAAATTTAAAATTCTCTGCAGTTAAACCGGCACCTTTATCTAGCACCATCATACTAGTAACATTGCCTTTAAAAGAATCTGTTAAACTATGAAAAGAAGATCCTAATCCTTGTGCTAAGGAATTTACATATTCAAGCTGGGCTGGCATTTCACCAATAGTATTTATTAAAGATCTGCCAGATTTGCCTAAAACTTCTTGACTTTCTCTCAATTCATGAAACATTTCTTTTACTTCAAGACCTTCGTTCTTTGAAAGATCTCCAAAGCTTTCTCTGATGTTTTCATTTGCCTCAAATATTTGTTGACCTAGTTGATCTAATTCTGCTGCCGCGTTAATAAATGTCTGTGTTACACCATCTATTACACCCATTCCAGTTTTTAAAATCTCGAAAAAACCGGTTATACTAGCAGTAATACCATATATAGTTGCGTCGATCATGCCGCCAGCAGTTTTAAATATTGAGTATATCATATTCATGCCAGCAGCTGTTTTCAAATATTTATTTGTTTTGCTTTCTAAGTTTTCAACTTCATCGGCAGCTTCCTGTAATTCAAGCGATAAATCATTGAAATTTATTTTTGCACCATTAGCAGCATCGGCTGCATCATTTGCTGCTTGCGTTAAATTAGATGTACCGCCAGCAGCATTATTCATTGCATTGGCGGCGGCATTAGCAGCATTTGCCATATTTTGAGAAGTTTGTGCATTTTGTCCTAAAGCGGAACCAATCTTCCTTAACTCTTCGTTTTGAGCTTGAAGAGCTGCTAATATGGCATTCTGTATATCTAATTGTGCCTGATCATTATTTCCAGACGGTGGCGGCGGCATATATAGGTCTCCGATTAATATTACCTATAATTATACCAAATTAAAAAATTAGTTAAAAAGGCCAAGATTTATTTGTTATCTTTCGATACTCTTCTGCCACCTTTCTTTTTTCTTGTACTAGTTTTTCTACTTGTGCTAGTGTTACGTTTTCTTGATGTAGTGCTTCGTACAGTCTTCTGCTCGCTAGTAGACACTTTGTTGTTACTTCTACGAGTTCTTTTTTTCCTGTTATTTTTAGATTGTTCTTCTTTCCGGCTATGAATTTCACTGATTCTTTTATTAAGTTCGGCTTCATCAATTCCCTCCTCTAGTCTCTTATTATAAATATATTGTAATGGATCTTGAAATTTACTTTTCTTAGGAATTTTTTCGCCCCAAAAAGCATTAACCTCTGAAATGACACGATGCTTGCCTTCAGAGGTTAGTACTTGCACGGCATACTCAATTTCATATACCTTAATTATCTCGCCACAACTTTTTTTCCCTGTTTTTTCTATAAACCAACAAAAGTCGCCCTTATTTGCTTCACTAGCATCTATCATTAAAACCCCTTTATTTTTGCTCTACTGAAATACTGATAACCACATGTGTAAACTTTTGTGCCAATCATTACATCAATAACTAAACCATTTTGGTAATAGTGTATATTACCATACTTGATATAAGGACTATTTACAATTAAACACATAGGGTTTTCACCTTCTTGTATTTCAATATCTGAATTGCTTAATAAACCTTTAACAAAAGAACGTCTTCCTTCAAGGTGCTTTGATTTAAATTGTATCATGTTCCCGACAGCAAATCTCGTGTTTTCCTTTACTTTTTTGATGTCTGCTATTGTTTTGCTATACAATTCAAATGCATCGTCCCAATCTCTATCATACAACTGTACAATATTTCCTTTACTGCGATAATCATCTACATGATTAACAATAAAAGAAAGGTCTGTATTCTCTTCAGCTTCCGGAACAATATCACTGACACTAACTGAATTGTTAACAACTATATTTACAGCATCTACTATTTGTTCGTCAGTATAGTTACAGTATTGCTTTAATGATTTACACATTAATGCTCGTATAGAAAGCTCTCTTTTCAAAAATGCTTTTCTATGATTATTAGTGTTTCCATCATATGCCATGGCTTCGCTAAGCAATTCTAATTGTGGAAGTTTTTCTATAGTTAAAACTAATGGCTTGCTTTCCATATTAGCTTTTGCATTACCAATAATTTTATCTAAGAATGCACGCTGTTTTTCACTTAAGTTGACATTGTTTTTCACAGCAGAAATTAAATCCTTAGCAGCATTCAACTGAAAAGCGTTGTTGATATATGGCAAAAATGCTTCGTATTTTTCAGCCTCAGGATTAGTAGCCACTTCTGGTGTACCACGTGCAATTAAATCCTCAAGAAACTTACGTTGACCTGGAGTAGGCGTACGTTTTTTTCGAGCCAAATTTTTGATTGTTCTTAAAAAGTTAATAACTTTCCAATGTTTGCGTTCCATGTATTTATCAGCAGTGTAATAAGCCAAAAGCTCTTCAGCGTGATTAATACGTTCTTGATTTGTCATTCTTATAGTCATAAGCACCTCGAGTTGTTTAGTAAGTTAGTAATAGTAATATAATTGATTATTGAGTTATTTGCAATATTTGCTAAAAAAAATATTATTTATCTAAATTTTTTTCACATATATCTGACCATGCACGTGAAACTTTTAATACATTATGGATTGTGTCTGCATCATTATCTATATTTTTACTTAGGCCTAATATTGCAGTTACACACCAAAACATTTTATTTATTTCTTGTTTTGTTGGATTTTTTAAATCTGAAATTTTAAAATAACAGTCGGTCCAAAAATAGCCGATTAGTTGGTTTATTTTAGTGTTACGCATAATTTCTCCTATCTAAATGAATGGTGTGAAGCAAGAGGGTGGTCTTTCTTTTCTATAGGTTTAATATCCAAATTGTTATCTTGCATTTCTTCTAAAAAAGCAAAAGCAGAGTCGATATCAGGACAAGTAATTAAAACATGACCAGTGTGAATATTATATACTTGATAATACATGTAAGCTCCTTTGTTAGTTACATATATAATATAACAAGCTTAAAGAATATTTGCAAAAAACACAGAAAATAATTTAATTATTTTTTTTATCTTCTTCTAAATAATATCGTTGCTCTTCAGGCGTAAGCTCCTGTGTTATCTCTGTAACAGTTACTTTTAATCCGCCCATACCTATTACGCCATTTAATCTTTCTAGTAAATCATATATGTTTTTGCGCATAAGAATGCAGTTTAACAAGTATTGCTTATCATTTGTTTTGCCATTTTTTTGCAAAAAACTATTTTTCATACTTGCTAAATCAGCTTCAAACTTAATTTCATCAATAATCTTTCTTAATTCTTCTTTTTTCTTTGTACCTTCACTAACGTACTTTTTTCTAGTCATCAATACCTCCTGAAATATATTTAACAGGCATAAAATATTCATCATCATTTATTAAAACACTAACTCCAATAAATCTACTCGAGTAATCCATGACATTTTTTGTTCTATTCATTAATCTAATATAATTGTTGCAACCAAAATTTATAGTCACTTCACCAGTTATGATACCAGTTACAGTTTTGTCTTTCATACCTAGATTTTCTAAAACTCCATTACTCATTTCAAAGTCTTTAGTCATGACTACTATTTCACCAATTTGCAAATAATCCATTTTTTTATATTTGTCGACAATGCTGGTTATTTCCTTAACCTCATTTTTTAAATAATTTATTTCCGCAACGTAATACATGTCTTCAGATTTATTTAATTTGTTGTTTGCACCTTTAATCCCTTTAATTAATTTAGCTAAATTACGGTCGGTATTTTTTGGTGGTGAAATATCAAAATCATCTAATAAATCTAAAACTCTGACGATATTTTGTTCTACTTTACATATGTTAAAATCTTTATTTAAATAATTTACTATATCATCATAGCTATTCAATAGATTACACTTTTTTCCTAAATAACATTTTTCACGTTTGCAATCTAAATGTTTTTCTAAACCATCAATAAAAGTATAAAGTGATTCGTATTTTTGCCGTATGTCATTTCCTAGGTAAGACTTATTAATTTTAGATTTTAAGTAATGAGCTGCGCATAAATACTTTATTTCTTCTATAATTTCTTTTGTAAATTCAATCTGATTGTATTGTTTGCAATTTGATAAAAACGTTTTAAAGTCATCTAACACTTCTTGTTCTTCACGTAAAAGTGTTTTCCATTTTCCTGACCTGGTGTGATAAGCTGATTCTTCTAAAAAATGAGTTAATTTAGTATGGCCTAAAAAAGCAGCTATAGAAGCATAGTCTTCAATTTCATCAGCAATACTATTTTTGGGTACAGGTTTTTTCTGATTAACTGTTTGTCTAATATTTTCCATTTCTTCTGCGTTAATAGCTAACATATCAAGTTTAAAATTTAGCTCATCATAATAATCTTGTCCTTGTGTTAGAGCAAATCTATAATTGTGTAAAAAACTTATTTCTCTTTTATATGTTTTCTCATAATACTTGTTCTCTGTTAAAGATTCAATAAACTCTTCAACTCTATTCAATTCTTCATATACTATATCTGCTTTTGCTATATCTCTCATAAAAAACCCTCTACTTAATTATAGAGGGCATTTTAAAAAACCCTCTACTTAATTATAGAGGGCATTTTATTTTGTATAACAGATTATGTAAATCTTCGAAGTTTTGCTGGAACCATAGATCTATGATTACCTTGCATTTGTCTCATTTCAGGTGAGTTTGCATGCGCTGCTCTACTTGCGGAACTTTGTTGTTCATTAGATTTTTTTATCTCTTCATTTAGTCTATTCATAAACCACTGTCTTTGCCACAATGGTATGTTATACGCTTCTTTATAAGTAAATCCCATATAGTACATTAAATTAAAAATATACTCTAGATATATTTGCTTATCATTCGGCGTCAGGCCAAAAAAACGATGCCCCTAAGGGCAAGCTAACCTCCGACTCTTCAAAACAACTTGGGCAATTCATATGACTTTTCATTTCAACACCTGGTTCATTAGCATCAATAGCCTTTCTCAAATGTCTAGACTGAAAAGCCGGCATTCTATCAATAAACATACTTAACTTTGACCTATCTGACACGCCATTAATGCTAACAACCTGATATTTGTATCTAGTTGTAATTAAATTATCTGCAGAGAAACCTTGTTTTTTCTTTCTCTCTTGCAATATATTAATGTCAGTTTCATCTTTCCCAGTCAGATACTTATATCTTACAACTAATTCAGGATCAGTTTCTTTTCTTTTTGGCAAAGTAGTTTCAAACACATTAGCACCTTCAGCAACTGGATCATTTTCCAATCTTTTCAAAGGCAGCTGAGTTAAATCAAAGGTTTGTTTTGATTTAGCACTACAACTTGGACATGTTACTTCTACTTTGTAATCACTTCCATATCCTGTAATTCTTAAACTAGTCATAATAGCATTTCTATCACCAATTAAAAGACTGTCAGGATTAATTCTTTTATCAACCAAACAACTTTTTAATAACTCAGTTAATACAACACCTTTTTTAATTAATGCTCTACTAGTCAAGATATCTTCTTCACGTGCAGTCATTGGTCTAATTTCTACTACTTCTTTCATATGTAATGGGTGATCACTTGGATATGGCCGACCCTGTGATGGCAAAGGCACTAATTCATGTGCAATATCTAAGCCAAATTCTGCCATAATATCAGATCTTTGTCCTTGCCATTGTTCTGTTGGTGAACCTTGTCCATCACCAGCAAAAACCTTATTATTTTTTCTCTTACTCATACATGTATCTCCGAATAAAATATATTTGCATATCTTATAATATCAATACAATATAATTTGTATATAAAAAAAGGCGCATAAATGCGCCAATTTTATTTTAAGAATTATTTATACAAAAATTATTCTATTATATAAATTAATTACTAGAATTGTAATACACAATTATCATATCTACATGTTAAACTAATTTCTGAAGGAGTTCCATCTTCATAACTAAGATCACCAAATCCAGCACTTGTAATAAATATCCCTTTAATGTCCCATAATTCTATAACTGTCCCAACAGGATCAACTAATTTAAGTTGCGCATCACGCTTATAAAAGTCTGCATAACCTGCACGACCAGACACTGATTCAAAGTGTGTACGTACCCATTCCATTACTTGCTGAGCACCTGATGGCGAAATAGGATCATGCAATGTAAGATTTAAGGCGTCGAATGTAGCAAGTCCAGCAACATATCTTTTGCTGTTCATAAAAGATATAGTCTGTTCTTCAATAGAAATAGTAGGTCTATTGACTGTTTTAATCAAAAATGAGTCAATTCCTTCTAGCGAAAATATCCACCGGTTTTTTAGTTTTACTTCAAACTTGTTCGGTAGCATATCTGTAACGGATAATGTATCTGTAGCCATTTATTTTTCTCCAATAATTTTTGTATATTAATAAATATTATGTATTTTAAATTTCTGCGCCACTATTTGTAACAACAAAGTCTAATGATATAAATTCGATAGATTTAGTTGGTTGCAAAAAGATTTTTCCACGAATAGTGTTATTTTCCACATCTTGTTGAGTAGTCGTTGTTGTATCAATTACAACTTTATATCTTGTTACACCTTGTTGTTGTTTAACACGTGCCAATATAGGTTCAACAGCTGTACTAAATCTTTGCAATGTTGTTTCTCTATTTGGTTCGAAAAGAATAGTGTTAGCAACATTTCTAACTTTTCTTCTTATATCAATCAACAATCTTCTTACGTTAACTCTGTCTAATGCACTCTGCGCTTGAAGCAATGTTTTCTGGCCAAAGACAACAACGCCACTATTTCCTGCAAAGCTTGTTAAAGGATTAATGTCAGCATCATAAAGAGCGTCCATATTGTCTCTGTTTAACTTTACTTGTGCTTCTGCTGTAGTTGGCAATGCACCACGTGAAAAACCAGCTGGAGCAAACCAAGGATGAGCAACAGCATCATTAAAAGAAAGCGCACCTAATACACCAACAGAAGGTGGAGCTTGTACCAAAGTATTAGTTGTTGGATCATTAACAAAAATGTCTGGGAAGTAAGTTGCTGCAAAACTAGTATCTAGATTTCTGTTTTGGAAACGACTAATTGTATTAGTTACTGATACTTCTTGCAAAGAACCCGTTACCAAGTTAGAAAAACTAGTACCTACCATATCACAAACTTCCATATCCATAATATAGAGCGCATCAAATCTTTCTTCTGTTTGAGTTATAGCGTTATCTGTAATAGCTTGCTCACGCATACCTGGGATAGCTAACAACTGGATATCAACATCAGACTTTTCTGCTAATATATCAACAGCTTTTATGTAAGCTGATACTGTAGGGCCATTTGTTCCACCCTGATCTGTCGCAAAGTTAACTTCACGAGAAGCCGCAATATCAGACATGTTAGTTTTTTCTTTATCAAATATATTCAATCCGTCAAAAGCACCACCAACTGGCAATGTAAATTTCATATATCTTTTAGAAGCCTGTTGCCCAAAATCTTTAGAGACATCAAGCAATCTATATGCACTAGAACTATATCCACTAGCTACAGTGCCTTGTCGTCTATATATTGCATTTGCCCACTCACTAGGATCTACAACATCGTTACTACCATCAACTGTACCTTTTACTTTTATCTGTACTCTTTCTAAAGAAAAGATGTTGTTGTTAAACAAATCTGCATCTAATACTTCACCAGCATTACCATTCGCTACGCCTTCGTTTGCACCAACTGTAGCAGGATATGTGCCTTCATATCTAGGTGTGTACAACGTTAAATTATCAATCAACTTTGACTTTTCTTTTTGATTATTTGGATCTGTTATAAGAGTAACTTTTTCTTGTTGCATACCCCAATACAAGCGATTATCAACTCTTTTTTGATTACCAACACCAACAGCAACTGATTGTCTGTAAGGAATTGGTGGTTGAACCATTGCTGATTGTAAACTTTCATAATCACCCAAGTTACTAGAAGGAGCAGATATTAATGCAGAACCTGAAGTTACTAAATGATGTATACCACGATAACCCATCGGCAATGCTGTGTCTGCTATTGTTCCGTCTGCAACATCAGTAGCCATTTCAACTCTAATGTAGTTTGATCTATTTGGATATGAGCCATCAAGTACTATTTTTTGATTTCCTTCATTTTTATCAAAATCAAAATACAAGTGTTGATCACCAATAATTCTAGCTATGTATCGATCTGAATTTGGATCAAGTGATAATCCAACATATTTTTCTAAAACAATGGGGTTTACATCATCATCGTCATACCTTCTGACTAACAAATCAAAAGAACCGTACTTGTATGCTTCTTCACGAGAGTTAGCAATATTAGCAATAGAGATCTTGAAATTTCTATTACCAGCTGTACCGTCATCTAATGCATGTATTTTAAAAAGATTTTTAGGTCCATCACCTAACGTTTGTGAAATAACAAATGGTGAAAAAGCAGCTGAATATCTGTCTTCAAATCCTTCAAAGTTTGGTTCATAATCTGAACCTGACCCTCTGCTATTTCTGCCAGCAGAACCAGTAACCATAAACAAACGATGTTCGTAATTTGATGAATGGTACCCAGGATTTATTGTAGCTAAAGCAGGGTCTACATCATAATGTGCATACAAATAATGTCCAGCATCTTCGATTTTTTGTGGATCAGTATTTAAAACGTTTGCAAAGTAATTTTTACTTAATGGGTTCATTGAAGCTGTGATAATATGTGGATACAAATCTCTATTATCAAAACCATTTAAAAATAGTACAAAGTTTTGATCACCATCAGAATTCATATTAATAGCACCGACATTCCAACCAGCATCCTGTGAAGCATCAAAAACACCAGCTGCGGTAGTTGGAACAGTTTCTAATTCACCACCATCCCATCCAGAAAGTGCAGGTATAATACCTTGAGGAGCCATCAAAACCGCTCTTAATATTGAAGCAGTTGCTGCATTAGTAATTCCAGCGTCAGTAAAATAAGATGAGCCATTTGATTCACTCATCCAAGCACCTAAGAAATATGTACGACCTAAAGTGGTGTCACCAGCATAAGTGTTATTTCCATAGTTACCGTTTGACTGTATATTCTTTTGACCAACTACAAAACCAGCGTTAGTAACTGAGTTTGTTGATGTATTTCTTTTTTTACAATCACCAGCACCTAAAACACGAACATATGTACCAGCTGTAGCATTACGCATCCATTCTGACACGGCTAATGGTCCAAATTTTTCCCCATCAGTAGCACCAAATATTTCTGCAAAATCAGCATAAGATGCAAATGTTATTGGTACAAAAGCAGGTCCTTTATCCGCCGTGCCAACAATAGCAGCAGGTACCCCGGAAGGTCCTGTTAGTGTTGGTTGCGATAAATCTATTTCCCTAGTTGTTACACCTGGGCTTTTTAATACTCTTTCTGCCATTAATGTGCTCCTTTTATTTTATCTTCTATTCTATATATATTATTCAAAGCTAACACCCGAGTTAGTAATAATAAAATCAATTGCAATAAATTCAATTGCTCTAGTAGGTACAACCACAATGGTACCATTTAATCTGTTTTCATCAACATCATTAGCACTATTGTTTGAATTATCACATATTACTCTAAATTCTTCTACACCCGCCTGAGCCTGTACAACTGCAAGCAAAGGAGATACTTGTGAAACAAATCTTTCTCGAGTTGCACTATCATTTTGTTCAAAAACAAATCTATTTGCAACAGCTGAAACCTGTCTCTTAACTTCTAATAGTAATCTTCTTACGTTAACTCTGTCCAAAGCACTTTGTGCTTTTTGCAAAGTTTTTTGACCAAATATTACAAAGCTGCCATCAGGAAAATTTGCAATCGGGTTAATTCTATTTTCGTATAAAGAATCTCTGTCAGCAACGCTTAATTTTGTTTTAGTATTTGTTACGAAACCTAAAGCGCCTCTATTAAAACCTGCAGGTGCATACCATGGATAACTTACAGCATCGTTAAATGCCAAAGCACCTAATGCCGCTACTGAAGCAGGTACATTAACTCTTCTGTTATTATTTTGAATGTCTTCCATCTGAACATCTGGGAAGTATGCAGCTGCTGCATTGTCATCTAATGTTCTAGCAGCTAAGTCATCAACTGTTTTATCAACATCTGGTTTAGCAGTACTGTCATCAAACAATCTGTTGCCATCTTCATCGAATGTTGGAATATCCATGACATAAAGTCCCATAGAGTAATCTTTATTCTTTTCTACAGCATAATCTGTTATATAAGAATCACGAATACCAGGAATAGCTAATATATTGATGTTAGAAGCCATAGGATCTGTCATAATATCAATAGCTGTTCTATAAGAAGCCACTATGCTATTATTTTTACCAGTACCAAGTGCAACTTCTGAGCCAGTTTGATCTGCTGAACCGTAGAAACCTAATCCACCAGTAATAGTATCACCAGCATATCCAACTTGAGAACTAGCTTTATCATTCATGTAATACAAATCTTTATTTAGAATATTTGCACCATCAAACCCACCATGGAATATGTTAGTAAACTTAGCAAAGCCAGAAAACTTATTAAATGTTGTAGCAGAACTATTTAGAATAGTAGCAAAGGTAACTCTGTTTAAACTTGTGTCGATTGGATCAGCGATTTGATAAGTTTTCTGATCTATAACACCATTTCTAATATAAGCTGCGTCTTTCATATGTGTAGGTATTGAAGCTGTAAATGATGGTAATGAGCCATTAGCACTTAGTGTTTGCACCAATGCAACTCGACCTAAAGTAAATTTATTATTATTGAATGTATCTGCAGATGATCCAGTGACCAGCGTGTCTAACTTGCTTATCCCTTGAAATTTTGAGTAAGCATCAATAACTTTATTATATTGAGATGAAACATTTGAATTTAAAACACCATCTGCAACTCGAGCAGAATCTACTATTCTGTCTGTTTTAACGCCCCAGTAGAATTGTTCTCTTGTTTTTTCTTTTGAACCAGGGTGACCTACAAAAGAAGGAGAGGTAGAAACACTGCCGCGAGTAACTTTAAATCGTAATGGCAAAGGTGGCACTATAGAACCAGTAATACTGTTACTAATTCCTTTACCAGCTAATCTTTGATTATCAGTAAAAACAGCACTGCTGTCATCAATTAACATTGGGTTAGTTTTTAAAACTGGTATTCCCTTAAAACCGAAAGGTAAAGCTGTTTCAGGCACGTCTTTTTTATATACAGCATCGTCAATAACAATTCTAATATGACTTGAGACATTAGGGTATCGTCCAGATACGACTAATCTCTTTTCTTCATCTAAATCAGCGTCAAAATTAAATTTTACTTTTCTATCACCAATAAGTCGACCAACAAATCTTTCGTTTGTAGGGTCTAAGGAACAATTAATAAATTCTTCTAATATTTCTGGTTTAGGGTCTGTATCCTTTAATCTTCTTACTTGTACATTAAAGGTACCATACTTGTAATTGTCTTCTACGGAAGCTTTAATATTGCTAATAGAAACTTTTATTTGATCTTGTTGCATTGCACCATCTGACAGTGTTTCGAAATGAAACAAGTTATATTCTGTCTTTCCAAACGGTTGTGATATAAACTTAGTAGTCTTTGGCGTTGTATATCTTGTATCATAGCGACCATAAAGAGATCGGTAAGACTTGTCTGTAACATTAGCAACAGTTGAATCAGAATTTGAACCAGATAAAATAGCTACTGCGTTGGCACCTCCAACTACAGAAGCTAACTCGTCTTCAACAGCATAATCTAAATATAGCAGATGTTGTTCTCGATCGAATTTTGTTGGGTCCGTATTTAACACTTTACCAATATAATCTTTGTCGTCTGGATCTAAACTTACGTTAAAAACTTTAAAGCCTTCAACACCGTCTGTTGTTGCAAAATCTGAACCCTTCTCAGAATATAGTAGCAATCTAAATTTTTTCGTATTTGTATTTGTAGTTGCAATGTCTGCTGAAACACTATCACTATCAGCCGGCGTAGAAGCGTTATGATCTTGTACAAAGAAAACTGATCCAGTTGTGGTAAAAAGTACTGCTCTTACCAAATTAACTGTATCATCAGCTGCGCTAGCTTCTCTTAAGTTTGGGAAACTATTATTATCAGTAAAACATGGGAAGCCTACATCACTGTTTGCACTGACAGTATGTCTAGCAGTTAAAAACTGTACAACACCCAATCTTTGTCCATTCGCTGTTGCATCAGCATCACCATTGTCTATTCTAAAACCAGCATTTTTTACTATACCTTTCTCTTCTGTGTTAGCGATATCCGTCGTGGAAGTATTTGCACCAGCACCTAACACTCTTAAGAAAGTCACGCCAGCTTTGTTTTCTAAAAATTTCTCAACTGCATAGGGTCCGAATCTTTCAACATCATTTGTTCCAAAAATATTATCAAATTGTTCTTTGCTTCCTATTGTTACGGGAACAAACGCGGGCCCTTTTTTACTAGTACCAATAATACCAGCTGGAGTTACTGACGGAGATTCAACTTGTGCTGTAAGTTCAATTTCTCTATCAAAAAACCCGGGGCTTTTAAATGTATTTTCTGCCATTAATAATCTCCTTTCATCATACATTAAATATGTTGATTTTTTTCATTATTCCAAAACTTTAATAATCAATTCACCTTTTGAACCTTTTTGTATATTTGCACGAACATTTTTACTAGAAAAAGGGTCATTTACTTTCGAAACTACTCTGTTATTTTTAATTATATTAGTCTCACGCATAATACCATCATTTAACTCACCTTTTTTTGCAACAACTCTAGTAGGCAAAGGATCTGCTTCATTTTCAAAGTCTTTATATATATAATCATCTGGATTTGAACTAGCAACATTATTTGTTGGTTTTTTGTCAAAATCATCAGTCTGTAAAGTAAAATTTAACATTGGAGCTGAAGTGTATTTTTTCAAAACTGGTAAATGACCATCACCCGATGGGTTTATTAAGTAACCATTTACACTAACATTAAAACTTTGTCTTACCATTCTTTCATCTTCAGAATAACTGTCTGTGTTACTTTGTTGACTAAAACTTTGATCAACAGTAGCTACAAACCAATAACCTTTATCAGTTTCAATTCGAAAACTTCTTGCTGGATTAATGTTGTATGATTGCATTAATATTTCTAACATGTTATTCATTTGCGTTTGATAATGCGTCCAAAAAGTTATTTCATACGTAACTTTAAAATACCTAGGTGACGGCATAGTAATAATTTCATATATGTTATCACTGGAAGTATTTTGAACAGCTATTTTTGATCTTGTGTTTCTGTAACCATTTACAGATGCTTTTTCTGCTTTGTTTCTTAAATCTTTATCCGTTAAAACTTTGTAGTCTGCATTTTTTTCACTTATTTTTTTAGAAATGATCATTTCACCATTTCCAGGTCCAACACCAGCTTCACTACCTTGTTCAATTGATGATCTGACTATGGATATAATAGGTAATATCAAAGTTTCATTAACATCATGCAGTGGTATTTTCTTCCTTAGTAAAAAAGCTCTTTCACCAGTAGCAAAAATAACAGGCACTTTTTTTGTCTGTCCACCTTCTGTGTTAATAAAATTTAAATCTTTATCAAAAAGGTTAAAAAGTGCTCTGTCAACATCTTCGATACCACAAGAAGGTAAGTAAAAATCATCTACTGTTTCCTCTATTTTGTCATACTTGTAGAATCTTTGCGTCCCTATACTTGGGACCTTGTTGATTTTAAACCTAGTCGACATTATTGGTCACCATAAAATGAAGATTTAATAGCGCCATCTTCTTTTTTAACTGTTTTTGCACCAGTAATAGATTCTTCCAAAGTGCCATCAGATACCAATTCTCTTTTATCACTTTTTTCACTGTTTCCACGTTGCTGCGTAAATTCAGTTTGCACAGCATCATCTTCAGTATAAATTTCTGACGTCGGGCCAATCGGAGTTTTATTGATAAGACCTTTTCTAGCTGTTTTTGCCTTAAGTATATAACCAGTTAAATGTTCTATTTGACCAAAAATCATTTTGTCATAGACTATAGTTGTAACTTCAAAAAAGTTTTCTCCAAAACTAAAATAGTCACCCGGCATTAAATCTATATTTCTATCTATCATGTCTCTAAAATGAATATATACAGAGACATTATATGTTCTATCATAACTAAACTTATCAATATTTACTGTTCCTTGGTCCCATTCAAATCTACAATCTATTTCAATCGGAGGATCAAATATTTTATCAATACTTTCATTGTAAATATCATGTACATTCGAAACATCTTGACGAACTCTATAATAGTAAATAACTTGACCTATAACATCTTTTGTTATTTCTTTTGTCAAGTCTGAAATAAAATCTATTTCTTTTGGTGTTATGAATAATCTAGCCATTATTTATCCTTTATCCTATAGTTATACATTTGCCTAAAGGAACTGGCACTAACTTTAACAATCTGTTTTTAGATTCTGCTTCCGCTGCCGCAGTTTCTAATATTTTATCATACGTCATACTCTCAAGCATTTCTTTAAGACTCGTTTTTAATTCTGTTTTTTCTGTTTGAGCTTGACTTAATAAATCAGATCCATTAAGCTGTAAGTCACCATTAGGTATAGGTACGCTACCAAACTTGCTTCTTACCAAGCCTAAAATTTCTTTTGATAAAGCTAATGTATATTGTCTTATCCATTGATGCCCCGTTGAATTAATTGCCTTATATTCTAATGTGCCAAAAGGGACATTGTGCAAACCCGAAACACCATCAATCGAAGGATCTGTATAAGTTGATATAGAAGTACCAGTCATTGGAAAACCAACATTTAGCCATAGTTTTTGTGTCGCTTGATCTGCAGAAGGTTTTGGAAATATGCGTAATTTAGTACCAGTTATTGTGTAACTATAATTACTTCGTCGCACACGATTAGAAACGTCCATTTGTTGTGCACGCAATAAATCTTCATATACTGGCAGTACATAGAAGACAGTTTCTGGAGTAAAACTTTCAAAAGCAAATTCGTTATTCAAATAGTTAATAGCTGAAGTTGTATCAAAAAATCTATATGCTGCTTGTGGGCTAAAATGAAATATCTCCCATATTCTAAGTTTTCCATTAGCTTGATCAATTAATAAGTTTCCATCACCATCTTTTAAGTCTGTTGCTAAATCGTAATCTTGTTGTCCAGCAGTTAAGGCAATACTGCCGCTTACATTATTCCATGATCCACCTAAACCTGCATGAGCAATATAAGGTTCAGATTTACGCATTAAAAATTCAAATGTTTCTCTAGGAAATTTGCCTTGTAAACCAGTAGGGCCATAATTGCCATCTAAACTACCAGTACTTTCGCCTAACAAATTACCTATTTGTGACTTTGCTTGGTATTCGTTAATCATTTTAGAATATTCAAATACAGCTTCCTCAAAACTAGCCCATACTTGCTTCTTTGTTAATTCCACAGAGAGTATATCATCACCTAGTTTTCTACGTACAAAAGTAAACATAGAATCTGCATGTGCTATAAATGCAGCATCACTATCAAAAACACCAAAGGGTGTTGGATTTACAGTATTTTCAAAAGTGGCCAATATATTTCTCCGGTTTCTTATTCTAATTATATAATAAAAACAAAAAAAAGAGGGTTTACCTACCCTCTTTAAAATATCTGCAAATATATTTTAAAAAACCTATAAAATCTAGATTTTTGGCCATTCCATATTTGGTCTTCTGTTTGACCTTAATATTTTAATGACATCTCTAATTGCAGATCTTGCCTCACCGTCAACTGTTCCAGCAGTTGCAGCCACAGGCTTAGGGGTAGAACTAACTTTTTCTTGCAATTCTTTAACAAGCGACAAAGCTTCTGATAGACTTTTTTCTAAACTACCAATCTTTGCCTCTAACTCCTTAACATTTTTTTCACAAGCTTGGCAACACTCTTCTTTCTCTACAGTTTGCTTATCTGTCGTAACAGTTTTTGTTGTTTTCTTTGTAATAGCCATAACTAACTCCCATAACTTAATAATATAAAGATAATAAACATTATAAAACGAGGAAGCTGTATGTAAACTGCTTCCTCTTTTAATTATACAAAAGTTTTAAAATACTACTTTTTATTTACAAATTGATATAATTTTTCTGCCTCTGCAATAATTTCCTCTGTCGTGGGTGGATCAGGCCATTTGACTTCAGAAGGACTTTTTCCAGTTTTGTCGATTAATAAAAAAAGCCTACCTTTAGCATCTTCGTATTTGCGATGTAATATATGTTCTGCTTGGCTTAACAGATCTGCTCTTGTCGTATATGGGTTTTTACTCATAAAAAACTCTCCGTGTAACGTGTAAATAATGTCTCTGAATGAGACAATATAATATACTAGTTTATATAACATTGTATAAAAAAAGGTGACCGAAGCCACCTTTCTTACATTGTTGAACAATATATCTAATAACTAGATTAGATGATGTTCATATCCAAACATGTTACAGTTCCGTAGAAGTCTGATCGAACCATCTTCTTTCCGTATCGAGTCATTACACCCTTACGTGGTGTGAAGTCTTCAGGAGCAAAGATTGTAGGTGTTACGATAAGAGGTACGTAAGGAGCATATACATAACCTGTTTCAAGGTAAGATCCACCTTTGTAACCGACAAGAATCTTGTTACGTGGGAAGTAAGGATCTTTATAAACTGTGAAACGGTTTGTCAAGTTACCAACACGTTCTGCACCGATTGTAAGACCAGCTTGTGCTTGTCCATCACCATCAAGTGTATATGAAGGCTTGTACATTACTGAAGCTTCAAGAATAGTAGCAACATCAGGTCCAACTACGATAAAGTTAGCTGATCCACGCAATGTCTTACGTTGAATTGTGTTAGCTACATCAATAATGGTCTCAACAAGAGTTTCATACCATTCACGAACTGTACCAGTAAAGTTAGGTCCAGGATCAGCTGTTGATGTACCTTCTGCACGTTTTATAGTTGTTCCACGCTCTTTGTTAACAAATTTTCCAGGAGCACGTGACCAGAAGAAGTTAGCACCATTAGCAGCTGTCAACAAGTCATTAAGAATTTCACGGTCCAATTCAAGAGCAATTTGCTCGGAAAGGATTTGTGTCAATTCAACTTCAGCATCCAATGAGTGATAAGCATTAAGATCTTGTGCCAATTCTGGAGACCAACGAGCACGCAACTTACGAGTTACAGCTGTTACTGAAAGAGATTCAATTTTGATATCAATTTCTGGAATAACAGGGGAAACTTGTGAATAAGAACTACCGTTTTGGCTATCAAGGTTTGATTCGAATGTTGGAATAGTCAATGCATCACCAGTTGTAGAACCAACATCAAGCTGTGCCTTAATAGGATAAGAAACAGAAATATCTTCGTCACCAATGTCACCAGATGCAGGAACTATAGTTAAAGCTCCATCCATTCGAAGAAGTGTCAAAAGATATGCATCAGCTACATCAGATGTCGCTAGTGGTGCAGGAGTTACTTTGTTTGTACTACTATTGTATTGTACAATTTGATTCAATCTTCGAAGGTTAAGAAGGTTGTTACCAGGCTGATCAGTTGTGTCAAAAGCACCTATGTTAGTACTGACGTTAACTGTACCAGTTGTAAAAAGACCGATGTCTTTAACCATGGTTTCATCAACTTTGCCCAAAGAACTAGTTAGTTGAGAAAGCTTTACCAAAGCCCAAATTGCATCATAATCACCATTGTCAATACGATTAGCAAGTGCTGTATCATATCCAGAAAAACGACCGTTACCTGCAGAGAACAAGTCCTGAGCATCGGCACTAGCTGTACCTTCTTGAATAAGATTTGTTGTAGTAGACCAAGTATTAAAATCTGTAAATGCACCTAAAATTAATTCACTATCAGAGTTGTCAAACTTTTGTGTTACATGACGTCTGGAAAAACCAGAACCAAGCAAGTCGTATTGACCACCAGTTGCTTGAGAACCGCTTTGAATTCCCTTACCAGTAGGATTGTTATAAATAGATTGTCCAGAAGTGTACACTGAGCTGTCGTTATCTGTTCCAGATTGATCTGATCCACCAACATTTGATCCGTATGTGTAATCTAGATAGAAAAGAAGTCCGGAAGGAAGTGACATTGGTTGAATAGAAACCAATTCGTTAGCAACCAATCCACCGAATACACGACGAACGATAGGAAATGCTACGTTTTGGAAACCACGAATATCACCGGAAGCAGATCCACCATTTCCAAGTGTGTTAGCTTCACGCAATACTTGAGCAGCTTGGTTTTCAAGCAATACAGACATATTTTCTTTGTTTTGGCCATTAAGACCTCTAAGTAGACCGGTGCGGTTCCATTTCTCGACTAGGCGTTTGTGTTGAGCGCCCATGTGTCGTTCACGGATACCTTCAGTCAACATTTTTACATTAAAAGACATAAAAAATCTCCAATAAATTTTGTTTTATAAATTAAGGTATAATTGAACGGGCTTATTTTTTAATACCAGCGAGTACCTGCCATCGATCTAACTCAGTTCCAATTTTAGCAGGAGACCCACTACGGACTGATTTGCTTGATCCAGATCCTATTATACGCCCTTCAGACAATCGACGTGCACTGCCCTTAGTGTTACGTCTCTGAAGTGATTCTGTCAAAGAAGTAAATAACAATTTTGCTTCACGTACTGTTTTAGCATTATCGAGAGCCTCAACAATAGCACGTTGTTGTTTCTTTGACAAGTTATGGTTTTGTAAAAGTTTATTAACATAAAGCAACTTTGCGTTAAAAAGATTCGACTCACGCAATTCTTTTTTAGCAGCTATTGCTTTTCTTTCTGCAATTCGAGCTCTGCGTCTTTCTCTACGCAATCGAGCTTCAGGTACAACACCTTTTTGAATTGATCCACCACCAAAGTGACCAACCATTTTATCTGCGCCGCCTTCTGCATGCTCAGAGTTGATAGTCATATCATGAGCATCACCTAGCTCTTCAGCCAATGCATTAAGCAATGATTCTTCAGAAACATCTACGAACATATCTTTCTCAGCTTTTCCACCACCAAAAGAAGATGCTGCATCTTTAGCTTCGCTTTCTCTTAATCTACGTCTTCTTCTAGGTGTTCTTCTACGACGTCTTTTCGACTCATTCATTTTTCTAAGTTCTCTTCGAAGCATAGATTCAGAAATTTCAACAACTTCTTTCTCATCTTCTTCAGCCATGTAACCTTCATCGGCATCAGCATCATCAGCATCATCGGCATCAGCATCATCGTCTCCAAAATCTTCATCATCGAAGTCCATGTCTTCATCATCTCCGAAGTCCATGTCTTCATCATCTGCTCCACCTTCATCTACTTCTAAACCAACGGCCGCAGCAAGATCTTCGACAGCAGATTTAATCGCATCAACATCGACGTCTATTTCTTCGTCTTCACCCATGTCTTCATCATCCATGTCAAAGTCTTCTTCGTCTCCGCCTTCTTCTTCATCATCGAATCCAGCTTCTGCTTCTTCTGCTTCTTTTTCATCGCCCTCAGCTTCAAACAACCACCAGGCGTTTTCATTAAGTCGACTACGTCGACGATTTCTTCTATTCATATTACTCTCCTTTAGTAACTTAGAAATACCCTCAGTGAGGACTGTTTTTGTTCCATTGTTTATAAGTATTAACTGTTTTTTAATTTTCGCTAATTCAGATAAAATTTTCTTTTGCTGGCGTCTATTTTTTGACTCTGCTAATTTTGCAATAAGGAAACCAGCTCTATCTTTCATAAGCTTATATCTCTTTCTACCAGACAAATGTTTTAAATTTTTATTTGCTGCTTGCTCAACAGTGATATTAAAAGTAACATTTTTACCACTATCACTATCAGGCATTGACATATCAGTGTCGACAGATATTGGTTCATCATTTGCAGAAAAATCAACATCCATATCATAGTCACTTCCTGCATCTTCCATACCTAAATCATCTGACATACCATCTAGATTGAATTCTACATCAGAACCATAGTCTCCACCCGGATCATAAGCTTCATCTTCCATGTCTAATTCGTCATCTAAATCATCCATTTCATCATCGATGTCATCATCTAAATCATCGTCATCTAGATCATCTAAATCATCTTGATCATCAATTAAATCTTCCATATCATCATCAACAAGCTCATCACCCTCTAATTCTTGCTCAATAAGTCTTCTTATTTTTGGTGTTACTGCTTCTATAATTTTATTAGTAGCGTTTGCTTCTGCAATTTCTTTGAGTTTCTTAGCATCAGCAATAGCTTGCTCATATATACTTTTCACAACATTTCTCCGTAAAAACTATTCATTAATTATTACCTAAAATAAGATAAACTATTTTTTTTGTGATTTTTTAGCCCTTCTAATGCCCGCCTTAATTTTAGCCCGTCTTTTTTGACCGCGAGTTATAGGAGCAACCTTATCTCTTAATTCCTTTATAATGCCGCTTTGTTTAAATTTTTTCTGAAACTTTTTAACTAACAACATGTTTTGATCTTCTAAACTCATGTCTTGAAACTTTGCTTTTTTCTTGTTAAATTTGTGCCTAACAGTAAAATTACCCTTAGAGTGACCTTTTTTTGACATTTACACCTCAATTAAATTTCTTATATATTTTCTTAAAAGATTTTCTTGTTGGACATTAGCAACGTCCTCTAAATTATATATATCTTCCTCATTTTCATTTTCATCATAATGGTTGCCATCATAGCTTAAAATTGTAGAAAAACCATCATTGCTACCATAAGTGTCTGGCACAGTACTGTGCTTGACTGCAGGGATAACCTTTCCAGTTTTAGTGCCACCAACAGCACTTCTTTTAAAGTTTTTACCATACAATTTACTGTGTGGTATAGGACTTATAGACGTCGCTTCACCTAGTTTAGTATTCCCACCAGCAAAAGAAAAAGGATCATAATGCCCACCACCATGATCATAGTCTCTCGGACCCTGTTGTTTATCAGAAACAGCTGCTATATCTTCTTCATCGACATCAGCGTCTTCCCAGTCAAAATCGCTATCTTCTTCCCACGTATACGGGTAGTTGTTACCCATACTTTTCATTCCATAAGTAGGTCGGAGACGACCATAACCTAGCCCGTCTCTACTGTCACCATGACTGGCCGGAAAATTTCCGCCTCCGATTGATACTTTTGAATGTGTCATTTATTAACTTTTCGCACTAGCAGGGCTAACACCTTTTTGAAGAGTAGAAGGATCGCCTAAAGCAGCTTTTTCACTAGTTGATTTTGGATTACGCAGTACAATATTATCGCCTGTTCCAAAATTATCTTTTACAATAGCTTCTGCATCTTGCAAATGCTCACTAGGTGCTGGTTTAGAATCATCATCAAAAGAACCTTCACCGGGGGATCCTAGATTTGCCATAAAAGGATTAGATAAGTTTGCACCATCAACATCAACTTCCGCATAACCGGGTGGTGAGATTGTTCCATCACCGGTAAAATCTCTATCATAACTAGCAAACATGTGCCCATTAATAACTTTACCAGTTAGCAATTCTTTTTTCTGTAAATCATGAACAGTCTGATCACCATAATCACCACTATAAGCCGGGCTACCTGGGTAGGCTGCAGCTAATCTGGCATGATTAGATCTACCTTTTTGTCCATCTTGACCGTTTTTATTTGATTCAACTAATGTGAAGCCTTTTCTTTTAGCCATATTATGTTACTCCTATAATTTTTTTGTTATTCTTCGACGTAACTTATTCTTTGCTTCCTGCAACTTTAACATTTTTCTACGCATAATTTTATGTCTGCGATTTAGTTTTGCTTCATGAATTTTTAAAGCTTTCATAAAATCTATATCTTGCTCAATACTATCAGCATACTCAGATGCATCTACTTCTTCAGCTTTGACTTTTGAAATATCTTCAACTTTGCCAGTTAATGCTTCCATTTGCAATTTTTTCACTTCACTTAAGATTAATCTCTTAAGCTCTGCGGCCGACATCTTTTTTACTTTTTTTGTGCGTCTTTTTCTCATAACATATCTCCAGAAAAGTGTACTTACCTAATTATATATTAACTCGGTTTTTTATCCATAAATGCTAAATTAGCCCAACGACTTGAATTTTCAAACAAGTCCATAGGGTCATTCTCATTTGCAATTCTAGCATATGTGTCATTTCCACCTACAGGGCCAGAAATACTACCGCGCTTTCCTTCAACTTGTTCCACCAAAGTAGTCTTAGCTGTATCCGCAAAAATACTTTGCATTACACTATCAGATGTTATATCAGAAAAATCTTGTTTTACTTGAGGCTGTGAATTAACACGAACTTTATCTAATTCATCTCTTTGTTTTTGTATTTGCTGCATTTTTTGTTTATAAGCATTGCTAGTTTTTTTCTTCGTACGTTTAGGTTCAATATCAGATCTATAAAACGACTCTTCCAGAATATCTCCTTCGTCGCCAATTCCTTCTACTAATATTTCTACTAAGCATTCTTTGATTAGTTGCTTTAAAGCTTTTTTATTTAATTTAGCCACGTGGCCTCCATAATATTTTATTAAACATCCGAGAAGTTTGTTAGATTAAGAGCACTGCCAGACAGGATATTTGAAGTCAAACCTGCCATGATTTGACAGTCACCAACAGAAGTAAACCAAATACCATTTGTCATTACTTCAATTCTAGGTGACATTTCACCACTAGGCACAGTAATAAAATTACCACTACCGATGCCACCTTCAGTAAAAGCTAACTGTACATTTCCTCCAGTAGCACTTACAATTATCCATCTACTTATAGTTTCAAAACTTAGGTTTACGTTTGACTGTGCGCCAGTGTAAGCTTTTACTAAAGGTATACCAGATACTTGATACGATGGTACATTAAACAAGCCTGAACTCATGCTTTGTTGTGAACCCGTAAAAGCAGGCAAGGTGCCATCTAATCTTTTATCTATATCAAAATAAGCCATTATTATTTTCTCCAACTTAAGATATCATTACAGATTCTATCTATTCTATCTGATTTATTAAATCTTTTATTTAAATCTTTTTTACTAACTTCTTTACCTTCTTTCATCATAAATGCGCCCGGTGTAGATGGTTCAGAAACGAAGTCCCAACAAATTAATTGAAAATCATCCTGCACAACTTGATTATCACCTTCTCTTCTAGTTGATCCAACACCACGTGAAGATATCCCTAATGTAACTCCAGTGTCAATAAGCGATTGCAATATTTTCCCAGATGGCGTGTCTAAAATTTCCACTGTGCCATAACATATATCACCTTCCATATATGCTTCTCTGACAATGTGTGATGCGTTTTTCAGCTCAACAACACTAGAATCAGGGTGGTCTAACTCGCCTAAGGCTCTGTTTTCAGCAATAAATTTTTGATAATTTCTAACTTCTCTTTCTAAAATTTCTAATGGGTATATTCTGCCGTTTTGATTTAACGTATTAGCTTTTTGAAGAATTCCTCTCATGATGTATTTTCCATCACCCTTTGCTCTCTCTTGCAGCATTTTATCTTTATCAAAATCCCATGGTGCCCACTCTGTAAGTACTTTTAGATTACTCATCATTTGTCTCCAGTTCCTGTACTAACTGACACATCTGCATAAACTTAGCAATTGTATCATCTTTAACGTTAGCTACATCGATTTTTTCTATATCATTTTTAACTTCATTTAACTTAGTATTAACAAACTTATTAGTACTAGAAACATTGTATCTAGATATTTCGTTAAGCGTTTTCTGCTTAATATTTTTAATAGCATGTAAAAAACTATTTTTTTGACCTGATTGGAAAAATACATATTCTTTAATCAACATTTTTTGAGTATCATCTAAATTTTTGTATTTTTGGTTAAACTTTTCTGTCATAATTTTAACAACTAACGTTTCCGCTTCCGGTGTTTTCAAAGTTTCTAAATCAGTTTCAACCTTAGCTTCCATGAGAATATCATGGCATTTGGACTCGTACAATGCTAATTTAGATATATCAGGGTTTTTTGTTCTCCACATATCTAAAGTTGATTGGACTGTGGCAAACTTTTTGTATTGAGACAACTTACTGCTATATACTTCTTTACCCAAAGTGTAATTAATTTCTTTTATCAATCTTGATTTTTCTTTATTAAGTAAACTAGCATTAAAATTCTTACTGGCATATTTTGCTTCTTCTAAGATCTTTGTTGCTAAACTGCCATCTTTTATTTCAACATTGACCAAAGCTTTAAATAATTTATGTTCTTTATAAAGTTCAGTACCTGGTTTAAAAAATTTTTTAATAATTTTTTTTGTGTTATTTGCCGTTATAAAATTATCTTCGACTAATGCTTTGCTAAGTGTATACACTAGTTGTTCGTAGACAATCCCGACATTTCGTTTTTTGTTGTGGGATTTTTTAGTCATCCTGATCCTCCAAATCAATATCTATTTCAAACTCTTCATCTTTATTTTCTTTTATTAACTTCTTAACACCAAACTTAGAATTCATTTTCTCAAACATTCTTTGTATAGAATAATCCATAACTGGTCTATAACCTATATATGTATCTTCTTCCTCTTCTTCTTGATCAAAACCTAAAATTGAATCTGCTAAACGCAAATTTTCTCCATATATGTTACCAAAAGGATTTTTTAAAAACTCTTTTGTTGTGTTTCTGTTACTAGTTACACTAACCATGTTCATCCCGGATAGTTTACCCGGTGACAAAGTTTCTTTCTTTTCTCTTTTGCGACTAGTTTTTAATGGTTCACCAAAAACATTTTTCTTAACAGATTTTTCCGGCTGTATTTTATAGTTGTCTATTTTATCATATACAAAATCGATATCTTCGTCTTCATCTTCATCTATTAGATCACCAACAACAGCTTCCGACTCTCTAAAATTGTCTGCAGCTAAATTATTAAGCAATGGTCCCTCAGGTTTGTCTCCGCTAAACAAACCACCCATTCCACCAGCGTCTCCACCAGCATCACCACCTTCCTCTCCACCAGCACTCCCAGCAGCTTCTAATGCAGCATCATCTAATTTCTCTTTCATTTTTTGCTTTTGAATTAATTCAATTTGGTTTTTAGTAAATGAAAAAACATTTTTATATAACCATGTTTTTGACACCATTCCTTCAGGTGCACTTCCAGCAATATCAAACTTAGTCTTAATTAATTCAAGCTTTTGTTGTTGTGCTAAAGAAGATGGATTAGACAAACTTAATGAAAAGTTTAACAACTCTTCACCTTCAAACCCATGCGAATACAAGTGTATCATGGCTAGCTTATTTAACTCAGCAATAACAGTTTTCTGAATACGCTGAATTGTTCTACTAAATCTAACATCTTCTTGTGCCAATGTCGCTTTAGCACCTGTGTCTTCATCATACCCTAAATAAGCTTTTGGTATCTTAAGCGCAGCAAACAGTTTTTTCTGCACGTATTGTACATCTTCAATGGCAGAAGCATTTTGCCCACCAGCCAAATTATCAATCCTAGTACCAGAATCACCACCTCTTACTGGGATAAAGTAATCTTCATCGACAGCCATTGGATTATATCTTAAATCTACTTGGCCAGTTGTTTTGTTAACAACAGAGTCTCTTTTTAAACTAGTTTTTGCTTGCTCTACGTATGTTGCTATATCTTCTGGCGGCACATTACCAACATCAATATAAAAAACACGTCTTTCAGGCGCCCTGATTACACGATATACTAACATAGCGTCTTCTATTAATATAAGCTGTCGCCATATTCTACGAGCTGATTCCAGCACAGATGACCCATATGGTAAAAATGCATCATTTCCCAAAAGCCTAAAATGTGTAATCTGCCAGTTTTCTAAAGTCTGATTGCCTTGTGTTATCCATCTAAACCTAACAGCTGAAGGATCATCTGCATCATAACCTTCTTCACGCTCGATTTCAGTTATAGGTATAGGATATGCATTAATAACGCCGTATTCCGGATGCACATCATTAAAAAGAAAGAAGTCACCATACTTACACAAGTTTCTAACCCACATAACCAGGTTAAAATCAATGTTAAGAGTATCGTAAAAAAGTGTTTCTAATAATTCTTTCACTATTCTATTGTCAGAATATATGTGCAAAACTCTTCCTTCAGCATCTTGTGAAACAGTCTCTTCTGCATATATGTCAAGAGCTGAGGCTAGTTCTGGCGTACTTTCCATTTCTGAAAAATCACTATATCTAGCCATTCTATCGAATGTGCCATAAGCACTTAATGTAGTGTTATAAACATCAGAGTGATGTTTTTTAAATAACTCAACAGCCGAGCTAGCATTTTTATCTGCTTTAGTATATGTCCTAACCTTTCTTTTAATTGTAGGCCCAGATCTGAAAAGCTTCGTTAATCTGTTGAATAGTGTTTCTTCCGCCATAATAACCCTCACATATAATTATACTACACTATTATTTTTTATAGCAACCAGTTAAATTCATCATCATCTTTATTAGATAACCTTGGATCTTTTACAATTCTTACATGTCTGCCATTAGAATCTTTGACATCAGTAGTGTTTTTATTTTCCTGGTCTAATATTGTATCATTAAACTTCACAGAGTTAACAGAAAAAGCACCTAACATTGCTTTATTTACATCAAACCCTTGTTTCGATAACTGTGGTGATGTATCATACAACCACACACCAATAGCTAGTGCCATGACTAAGTCATCATGACAACCTTTTCTTGCTTGCGCTTTTTTACCAACCCATACAAAAGTTTTTAATTCTTCATACAACCTTTCTGAATATACTTTAATTTGTTTTGTACGCAGTACTTCTTCTAGTTTTGTTAAGATTTGCGGCCTAGTTTTTGAGTTAGTTTGAAAACCTATTTTTCCTATATCCACTGACCCATATAATGCTGCATATCTATCTTTTTCAGATGCGTAATACATATTCTTGTAATCTAATTCAACCATCTTCATAATCAAAGCATAACCATAAGAATTGTTTTCAGGGCATATTAAAGCATTATTGTATCTTTTCCCGGCTTCTGCTAAAATTTGCGCAAATTGATCGGGTGGTGCTAAACCCCTGTATTCGCAAACTATTTCACTGTTTTCTGTGTCAATTACATGAAAAGTAGAAAAATCTTTAGAATCACCTCTACTTACATCCGCACTAATGATATATTTTTTTTCCGATAAAGAATATTTCCATACCCAAACATTGTTATCTGGACCCCATTTTTCAATAGGCGGTTTTATCCAGCTTAACATATATTCTATATCTTCTGGCCTTATAAAAGTTTCACCAGAAGATTGAAAATCGCATAATAGCTCTTGCGCAATTTGTTTCTGCGTCATGTTCCTGGTTTCATTTTCAAACCATTCATCATCCCGATCAGGATGCACGTCCCACATTAATTTTATTGGATTAAAAACATTTGTTTTATTTGTTGCACCAATCCATAAATCATAATATTGACCACCAACACCGTTTGGAGTTGAAAGTATAATTGCACTACCACCAGTTGACAGCGTTGGATATAAACCAGTCCATATAGTATCAAAGTTTCTTACAAACGCAGCTTCATCTACTATTAGCAAAGACAAAGCTTCCGAACGACCAGCATCATCAGAAGTTGGCACAGCTTTGATAACTGATCCATTAGAAAACTCTATTGTTTGTTTATTGTTTCCAGATATCTCAGGCAGCAAAAGCCAATTAGGCATTGACTTTATTATAAATTTGACTTTTTTTATAAAGTTTTGTGCTACACTAAGTTTAGTAGCAATAATCAATATATTTTTATCTTTGTGAAAAACAGCTAACCATGCAACATAACCCGCAGCTATAGTAGATAAACCTAACTGCCGGCTTTTTAAAACTATATTAAACCTATGCTCCCTAAATGCATCAACACAATCATTTTGAAAATCATAGGTTTTAAATGGTATAGATCCTCTTTCCGGATGTTGAATTTTAACATATTTGTTAAAAAAATAATCTGGATTCTTTCCACATTTTATAATTTCTGCTATTTGCTTCTGTTTATGTGTACTCATATTTTAATCAAATTGTGATAAATTTATAACATAAGTGTTACAACGATAATACTTGGCCCTAATTAAAGATGGATTATGTGAAATATGTTCGACAATAGCATCTTGAATAGGATCAGCTGTAATTTTTAAAGTTACACCAGTTATCTCTCTAAATTCTTTTTTGCAATCTTTAATTTTTTCATTGATTGCTTTAATAGATTGTGCATCTAATTCTTTTTTCTGCATATCCATACCAATACGTGGGTTCCAATTACAAATAGATTCAAATCTAATTTCTAACTTAGTTTCACCTTTAACACCAGTAAGTAATTTATGTCTGACAGCATGACCTGCATTAGACATAGACTGAGTGCCAAAAGTTGCATCTAGAATTTGATTTAAAGCGCGTACGTGTTCAAGTTTCATGACTTATTCTCCATAGTAACACTACTAATTATTGTTTATTTTATTTCTTGCCTCATTAATTGTAGGTCTCCAGCCATTTTCCCATTTTTCCCTTTGAGGAAATTTAAAATGGAGACAACATAGATAACAGCATCCTTCTTTTTTTAAAAAAACACAGTCTTTCTCTGACTGTAATGCTAAATTGCAAACTGGGCAATCGATTTCAGCTGCCCAGCCTTTAGGTTTTATAATTATAACATTATCTTTTTTAGTCCACACTTTTTCATTCGTATGATATTTTAGCGTCTCTGCCATTTTTAGTAATCTCCAACATGTCATCTACTGAATCTTTTATTACATCGACATGAGATATAATCAATATTAACCTATAATATTTCTTAAATCTTTTTAGTAAACCACTAACAGCTTCAATATTTTGTGGGTCAAGTGCACCAAAACCTTCATCGACAATAAACATATCTGATTTATTAAGTGATGACACATTTGACAAAGCAACTCTAAGAGCCATTGACGAAACCATTTTTTCCATACCAGAACCACACTCTATTGGTCTTCTGCTGTCACCATAATTGATAAATATATTAGTGTTCCTTTCATCTACTTCTAATTCAACAGTAAAACCAGTTACATCTTCTAAAATCCTGCTTAATTCTAGGTTGATAACAGGCATTTGTTTTTCCATTATAAAGGTAGGTATACCGCGCCAGCTAGTTGCGCGCAAAAGAAAATCATAAACTGTCCACTCAACTTGCAAATCATCAAACTCTTTTTGATCTTGGATCAGTTTTTCAATTTGTCTTTGCTCGCTGCCCATATTTTGTAAAACAACATGCAACTTATTCTTCTTTTGCTTCTTCTGTGTAGTTACATCTGCAAGTTTTTTATTAATAGCTGATATTATAGCATTATCGCTATTCTCTAACAACAACTCAATGTTCTGTGCATCTTTTGTTTTCATTGCAATAGATTTCTCTATTTCTTTTTTTGCATATTTTAATGAAATTATTTGCTCCTTCAGTAATGCAATATTATTATTTACCTGAGATAGTTTGTTTTTAAGTGCATCATATTTCTTAATTTTATCTTTTAATTCAGTTTCGTCATATTCCGATATTTTTTCTTTTAAGTTATCTATATCACCTTTTAAACTTTTAACCAGTGTTTTTTGTTCTGACAAGAGCAGTTTATTCTTATGACTTTCCGCTATAAATTTACATGTAGGAAACTGATTACCACAGGGTACCTGGTTTAACAGTTTAACAGATTTTTTTTGATTATCTAATAACGAGTGTTCTTTACTATATTTTATCTTTATTTTAGAAATACTTGCATTAACACTATTGATTAAATCTAGCGTTTTGTGACAAAAGTCAATATCAACATTATTTAATATTTTTTTAGTATCAATAATATACTTTAGCTGTTTTGATATTTGTTCTGATTTATCTTTTATTTCTTCATTTACACTATCTAATTTCTTATTTTCTTTTTTTATAAGTTTTTGCAAATTGATCAGAGAATTTGGATCAACAAAATCTTTATTTTCACTCTTGGCCTCTGATTTTATTTTATCATATTCCGCTGTTAATTCACCAATATCAAACTTGAGTTTTTCTTTATTAATTTCCAAATTTTTTAAATTTTCTTTACATGCTAAAATTTCTTTTTCCCAATCTTTTTGCTCATATCTTTTCATCAAAGATTTAATGCCAGCGGATTCCTCTCTAATAACAGAAGATAAGTTATCGTAAACATCTAAACCTAAAAATGAGCTCAAAGTCTTCTTCCTATCAGTTGCGCCTTTGTTAATAAAATTATTCATATTACCTTGCGCAGCAAAAGAAGTCATCATAAATTCATCTGGGGAACCTATCAATTCACGTAAAGATTTTTCGGTGTCCTTTCTTTGTTCGCCTGATAAATCTCTAACAATGTTTTCATCATTGTCTATTTCAAATAAGTTTAGATACGACATAGCACCTTCGCCTCGAGGATTTCTATATCTAACCGATTGTCTTTCCAACCTATATGGTTTTCCATTAACAGTAAAAACAACATCAGCATTACATTCCTGAGATCTATTGTTTATTACATGCATTATAGAAGTCAAACCTCTATCGTTGGAATTAAACAAGGAATACATTAATGTTCCTGGTATAGATGATTTTCCACACCGGTTTTTGCCAAACAAACCTACAATGCCATTTAATTTGCTAAAATTTATAGTGTTATCTTTACCATAACCAAATGTATTATCAAAATTCATCTTTTTTACTGACCACTTTGCTGATCTAAAATCAGATATAGATTTTAAATTAGGCACTAGCTCATCAACTATTTTATCAACCTTGTTCCAAAAAACCTCATCTTTGTGAGATTCGTCAGCAGAATATTCTCTTAACAATCTCTTATGAGTATCCGGATTTGACAAGTCTTCTAATTTTACTTTATTTGTTTGGTCTACTGTTAAACCTGTTTTATCGTTTCTTAAATCTATTTTATATACTACTTCTTCTGCATTGTGTTCCCTTCTTAGTTTGTTACTTAGTTTTCTTTGTGTTTTAGGGTCTAAATTTTCATATGCCCTTATTCTAAATCTAGATTTTTTTGGCCAGTTAGTCATACAATTAAATGAAGTACTGTCTATATCACCAGCCCAATCTACAGTTACAAACGGAACATTATGTTTAACTTTTTTAAACTCAACAGTGAAATTATCTTTATCCACAATGTCCCACAGAAGAAAACCCTTGTCCATGGATTCGCCATAATTTTGCTGAATTGTAGATCCGCAATACCATACACGACCTTCTTTATCAAGTTGTTGTGTTTTATGAATATCACCTAGCATTGTAAAGTCAAATGGTTTAAATAGTGACATTCCTGTTTCACCATCTAACATGTAATTTGTGTCAGTATGTGAACCCCAAACAGCACCGTGATATAATGCAATATTTATATTGCCATTATTCTTTGGCACAACGTTACTGTAATTCAATTCATCAAAAGGACTGAATACGCACCAGTTAACTCCAAGCTTATCACAAGGAAAAACACCGGAGTCCCTATACAAATGCACATTTGGAAGATTTAAGGCTCTTAAAATAGGACTGATGGCATCTTGTCTATCAGTGTTAAGTACAAGTCCATCATGGTTACCTAGCATTACATACGTATCACATATATTATTCATCTCAGTAAACCACCATCTTAAGCAATCAATAAGCTCAGGTGAAATACCTTGTGTTTTATTATGTACAATGTCACCAGCTACAACGATTGCATCCGGCTTAATCATTTTACATTGATTAAACATGTCTGTGAAACTATCTTTATATTCTTTATGACGCGTCAGACCACGCCAATGAACATCAGCAATATGAACAATCTTCATAACATTTTTATCCTTTGCAACAGTGCGCTTTTTTCAGACCATGGTGTTGATTTTTTATAAACATCTAGAACTTGATCTGGGTTTAAATCACCAATATCACCATTTTCAACAGTGACATGTGAAACGTTTACATTATATTCTACTAAGTTTTTAGCAATTTTATTTTTCTTTTTTTCCGCATCAATGTCTAAACAAAGTATCACATGTGTGTTATTTTTAACAATATTGTAAAACAACATATCATTCTCTTTAAGACTTGAACCTAATATGCATGTTGCATTTAAATGTTTACATTTTACCAAATCTAAGGGCCCTTCTACTACAAACAATGGTTTAGACCAATCAACATCTATTTCATTAAAAACGATATTCGTTTTTTTAATTTGTGCGTTTAAGTACTTATAATTATTGTCTTTTTGTATTGTGCGAGCTGCCCAGTAATTAATATCACCATCTACATCAAAGCTAGGTATTATTAAGCGGTTTCTCAACTTAAAATCTTTGTTTGTATAACCTAATCTATATCTCCACATAAGATCTTCTGTTATTCCACGCTCTTCACAATATTTCTTTATTGCTTTAGCATCAGGGTCCCACAAAGACTCCATTACTAATCTAAAACCTTCAGGTAATTCTGTTTTAGTAACTACAACTTCTTTTTCTATAGAGTATTTTGAATTACCAAATTTGTTAATATAATCTGATAGCAAACCAGAATTAACTTTTTTAATAAGAAAGCTTAAGTTTCTACCTTTTATATCGCAGACCCAACAATGAAAATAATCAGTGTCAGTTCTTATAGCCAACTTTTTCTTTGTGCTACCAGGTTTAGAACAAAAAGGACAACGCACGGAGATCTCATTACCACCATGCTTTTTTATTGGGCCGAATATCTTCTGTAGGTATTTTAGTTTATCATGCATGAATATACTATAACAAAAAATTAATTTTGTATAAGTATTTGGCCAGCACTAGCAATTACCCAAGCATCCGACATGTCTCTTGCTTCCGCCACTATAATTTCTGTGCCTTTTCTAGGCCCACTTTTCAAAACTTTTTTAGGCCAAGGATACAGTAGTTTATTATTCACCCAGTTAAAAACTTGTTCTTTGATAGGAATGCCACATTTTTTTACGGTAACAGTTTTTATTCCCAAGGACTTTCTAGCTCTATTGACGTTAATTAAATGCACCTCTTTTTGGGTAGCTTTGTAACATATAAACTGTATTATTCCATTAAAGCTATAAAGGGTTGTTATGGTTTTTGCTGAAGACATACCTTTCCCAAAACCTAAAAAAGGTTCTTCGACATATATTTCTTCAACGTCGTTTTTACTTAACAGTATTGTTAACCACTCTTCAAAAATCTTTGCTTTTTCCATTAAAGTTTTTTTTGAAGAGAATTTGATATAATGCATTGCTTTTATATCTTCGCCTTCTTTAAGACAATAGCCTATACAAGAAGTACTTACATCTAAACCTAAAATCATTAAAAATCCAATCTTAATCTTATTAAATATTTGTCATTCGGCTGTTTTATTATTGGTTGTGCTAAAGTTGCTTTAGCTATTACGTTTAGATTGCTGTCATGCAAATTAACTCGAGTTATGTATACAAAACTATTATCTTCTTCATGTACATAATCACTTGGCTTTAAAGATTGGTAATTAGGGTTAGATGAGCTAGTGAACAAGCCTCTTTGCACGGGTAGGTTATATTCTTTTACAAATACTTGGTTTTCACCTCTAAACTCAATATAAAACTCATAATCAAATATATTATACAGAGTAGGATTAGTAATTACAATTATTCCTGTAGAATAATCTATTTTGCCAATTTGATGTCTTTTTGCAGGAGTAGTAGAATCTGATCTGTAAAAAGCTCCACTTGTATCATCCACTAAAGTGATACTATATTCATCATCATAAGGTTTGCCTCTTATAATAACACTGCCTGGCTTAATTCTTTCACCATAAAATATTTGTGGTATGGTAATCATGATGTACGTATTATTTGATTTATCAAACTTATTTGCAACGTTAAACCAGCCGCTAAAAAATTCTGGTCTAGCTATAACTTCTTGTGCTTTCGTAGCACCACTGTTTTCAGCTGAAAATAACTTGACAACATCAGCATACACTTCATCAGCAATCATGTACAAAGAATTTTTATCATCAACAACAGCTACATCTAGTGTTTTTATTTTATTAACATCATTATTATAATATGAACCTGATTGAACGTTGCCGTTTAAAAACGGAGTCGCATTAAATGTAAAATCATAATTATCACTGGGTAATATTGTTAGATTTCTTTTATTACGTAACAGATTATCTTGAAAGTAACTACCGGTAAAACTGTGACAATTTTTATATAATGTGCGAGCTTCAGATTCGGAAAGCAAATGCAAGAAAGGATAATTTTTTGTTTTATATTCTTTTAGAAAATTAGCAATATTAACATTAGCAAAACCACCAATGTGCGCATGATTTATATTGTTAATATACGAACCTGATCTAACTTCCCAAGTTGTGTCAATATTCCAAAAATCAGTCAAATTATTAGAAGCAGCAATATTACTTTGGTTGTTTTTTAACACATTAGAATAAACTTGTGGGCCATTAGAATTAAACAAAAGCGGCAAATAAAACTTAAAATTGTCCATTGACCCAGTATATGATGTGTATCTGTCAGCAATATATTCATTTGTTTTTGCACCAGTTTCAATCTTTATTTCATGCATTTCAGCATTTAAACAATGCGAAATAAGCGGTGATATGTCAAATCCATCGACTGTTTCACTAGTAAATTCAACACCCTGTGTAACGCCATTTGCACCAAATATTTTATCTTGATCAGCTGTACTACCAGTAAAAAAACCACCTAATAATATTGCATTACTTGTACTGGTCGTAACACTTGCTAAAGGCGTAAAATTATTTGCTTGTTTGTTATAGTCTAATTGAATTACCGGCTCCCCACTATTATAATTAGGTGACCATTTAAACAAATAATTTGTCCATTCCCCAGCTGTTAAGTACCCGCTGCTTCTATATCCATGAGTTCCCAAAGACACATTTTCTGGATTGCTAATACTGTTTCCTAACTGAGTAACTATTTCAAGCTTATCACTGTATCCATTTTCGTCATATGTAACTGGGTGTATTGAGACAGCATATTGATCCAAATGGTGCAATATACCTTCAGACCCCGTACAAAACTTAGATGGCTTTATCCAAAATGATATAGTAATACCATCAGAATCTAAGTTATAAGCATTATTTGAATTATAATAAAATATGCCATGCTTTTCAGTTGTTTTTTGCTTTAAATTTAATACATGAGCGTTATCAATATATTCATTTAAATAATTTAAAGCTGATATATTATTGCCACTATCGTACATGTTTTTGTAAATCATACTGGCAGAAGAGAAAAGAGAGTTGCCAGGTGACAGTATTCGAATATCTTTTTTAGTTGCATTTCTAGGATGCATACCAAAATCTGAATATCCTTTATGCGCAAAGTTTAAATTCAGCTGACTATTAGGGGAAATTTCTGGTGGCCAGTTTGCTTGACTTTCATATGCACTAGCACCATCTAACAACAAAGCAAGAGCTGTTTCATGATTAGTTGCACCAGTTTTTCCTATGCCAACATTGCCTTGGTATATTTCCTGTCTACGACGCTCAAAAGTATTAACGTGAAAAGGTTGCACCAATGCTTCACCATTAGGTCCAACTCCGCCAAGTCCTTCACGCAAATCTATTGAATCTTTCTGTGTATCACTTCTATTAACAAATACAAATACAGAACCAGTAACACCACTTACACTAGATGAAGTAAAACTTCTAAATCCGTTCAGTACTGTGTTATAAGTTGTTTCATAAGATTTGCTAAACTTTATAAATGCCATTTCTAAAAATCTAAACGTACTTTAATTGTAAGCTGTGTTTGATTATCCTTCTCTAAAGGTCTAGACATTTTCGCAACAGCTAATAATTCTTCCGAGTCATTATACAACCCAACCCCAGTAATATAAACAAATGCTGAATCACCAGTTTCTTCGATTGTATTAATAGACCCATCAGATGTAATAAAAGTAGGGTTACTACTAAAATTAAATTGGTCTGCCTGTGCATTACAAAAATATATTGTACTTTCAATATTTGTCTGATTTTGAAAAGCAGTCGCTGTTAAGGACCCAGATTGAAAACGTCCAGTTGAAATATGATCAATGACATTGTCGATAGAAGCTGAGCAAACAAAATCAGGTATAAATGTTGCACTGGCATTTCCACCGCCATCAGCTTCACCTATAGAAATTTCCCCGGCAGTTACTGCTCCAGCGCTAGCACCAGTATAGGAAGTATTATTCATGCCATCTATAACCCCAAGAATGTGTTGATCAGGGTCAAAAATTTTCTTCATATCTAAAACAGCCACACCAGCATCATAAAATATTAATCCAGCATTTTCTGTTGTATTGTCAGCAAACTTAAGTTGTGCGCAATCTCCGGCATTGCTTAATCGTAAATTAGATGTAGCAGATATATCAGCAACAATTCTATTTCCTAAAATAGAAGAAGTGCATTCGCCTTTGATGCCAACATTTGGTACAGCACCACTATCATTAGAACTAAGACTAGCACTTCTGTATATACGCATTGCAAATGTTTCTTTTCTAATTGCATCCCGCGCAAACAATCTTTTAATATCTAAAAACAAAGCTGTTCCTATTAAGTTGGAATTTGCATTAATGGATGAAGCTGCAAAGGTAGTATTTAGATTATTAGCCGGGAAGTTATCACCTAAATAAAACCCTGCTTCGGAGTCACCCAAGAGCACTTTTGCGTGTTGTCTATAAATGTCAATTTTTTCACGCATCATCAAGCTTGAACTCGGATACAAGGGCCGGTTGTTACTATTTACACTAGTGCAAATATCCATTGCTGGTGCATTTCCCCCACTGGCTTCACCGGCATCAAAGGCTGTTTTATTGAAAAACATTCCCATTGTCATATCCATAATAGGATTTGCTGTTTGCAAACTAAAATCTTGATCAAACACGGTTTGAAATAACGATGAAGTAACTCCGGGGCCAATGCCACCAGTTACAAATACCTGATATTTTTTTCTTGTAACACTGCCGCTAATATCTTCTTGAATTACATCAATAAGTTGATTAAGCTTTGTTCTAGTAGAAGTTTGGTTTCCCAATCCACCATCTTCAAAATTACCAAATTTAATTGCCATTGTTTACTCCCTAAACTTCTACTTTAACTACTTTTGTTATGCTAATATTTGTGTTTGTTTCTATTATTTTTACTGGTACACTTATTTCACTATTAGCAGAATATGCAGCACTATATTGAGCATATATTTCTGATCTGTTTAATTGTACCGTTACTGTATCAGCCGTATTTACTGTTGGCGAAAAGCTTTGATCACCATCATATTCAGCCGCTTTTTTAAAACTGTTGTTAATAGTTTCTTCGCTGCTTCCCTCAGCCCGTAAAAATCTGCCATCATACTCTAGTCTAAATTTTCCATCAATGTTTTCCAATATTGTGCCAGCCTTCTTTTTCAAGTCAATAGTAAGTGATATTGCTTGAGGTGCTACACCTATTACACTGATTTTATTGTTCTGATTTGCAAATGATGCCTCTAAAAAGAAAAAATCCTGAGGCGTTTGAGCTATTTGAGTATTTTGATTAAACTCACTACTTTCTAATGTTAGTAATTGATGTTTTAAGCCAGTGTTTGCACTAGTGCTAGCTTCAAAAATAGGCGTATTTTTTTCTATTTTTTCACGACCTATTGTTTTTCCGTATTTTTTAATGATAGTATAATCAATTTCATCATCAAAAAAAGCATACTGTTGAATGCTAAAATTACCATCTGCTATTGCCTTTCGGCCGGCATCTGTTAATACAGCATCAATTAAAATGTTGTTTGTACTATGATCTAACAATCCCATACGTATACACTCCTAAATTAACTTAATTTATCTATAAATATGCAAAAGTAAAAATAATAATCGTCGACAAAGCATTATTGTTTAAACTTCTTCTTCTAAATACAAATCTACTATTTTTTGTTGTTGGGTAAATATATCAATTAATTGTACTTTATAATTTGGGTTAGCACTGTCTTTATTAACTTTTTTTGTTATTGTGTTGTTTTCTGGACAGTGATATATCTTTATATTTTTATATTTGCTAGCATTTAATGAATCTGATAAAAATATTTTATTGTCTAATCGATTGGGCACGTTGTTTATATACAAATTTGGTTGTTGCAATTGTGCACCTGACTGGCAAACAGTTTCCTTAACAAATATGTTAGTTGCGCTATTTATTCTAGAAAAGATTTGATTGGATAAATTAGATATGTTGCCTCGAGCATCATATGAACAAACTGTAAATATATAATCTTCATCATCATTTATGTTGTAATTAAAACTAGTTACATGTCTAGTGCCAAAACTTTTCAAGTTTTGTGGCACGTCTTTTAAAATATTGTTTATAGGGTTTTTGTATCCAACGCTATCACTAAAGTCAAAAGCTTTTATTAATTCAAAGGCATCATTTATTGTATTTCTTTTAAATATTAAGTACCCTTTCGTATCATTAACACTTTGTCTAACGTTGTTTATTGTAACATTTGATTGCTGGTTTGGTACCCAGCTTATTTTTAAATTTTGCCCTACCGTTCTTTGCACTTTTACGTGAGGAGGGTTAGGTTTAATTACATCATCTGTAGTCACAGAAAATCTTTTAAAGTAACGTGATTCTATAACAGTAAACTTAAGCGTTTCAGCATTTTCGTTAAATATACTATATACAAAAACTGGAAATATTTCATACGTATATTTTTTACCCATTAATATATCATAGTCTTTATACGTATATTTTCTTCTTTGAAAAAGACTATACACCTCAGAAAATGAAACATTCCCCTTTTTAGTTTTTACATCGTTTAATCTGTATAAATTACTAACAAAGGTTACATCAATTAAACTATCGTTTTTCCCGGTTTTTGTTTCATATTTATATATATTGTAGCCAATTACTAATGGATTTGCAGCTAGATTTTTTAACCTTGCCACAGATACATTACCCACCGGTAACGTAGTAAATCTTAAACTTATAGTATTGTTTTGATTTACATTTGAATTAGCAGTCGCATTAGCTTGTGCCTGTATTTCGAAGGCTTCTTGTACGCCAACAGAAGAGCTTTCATTAAAATTGGAAAATATATTGTTTGCAGCGTTTTGTGTCATTTGGCCTATAAAGTCAGCAGCTACATTATTTACGACAGAAAATTCATCGATGTTTTGTGACTCTATATTTATAATTTCACCGGTAACCTGATTTATATTTTGTATTGGTGGTATAACGTTATTAGCAAAATCAACTAAACTATATCTGTTTGAATTTGTGTCTGTGTTTCTAAAAATACTTTTTTGATCAATATGATCTAGAATATATTCAAAAAATTGTTTATTCGCATTGTTATTTAAAAAATTGTCAGTAAAAACTTCGTATGCCGATGTTCCACGACTTATAACTACCGGTCTATCTAGTACTAGATTTGTGTAACGATATTTTTTTTGCATATTTTCAGCATAGTCTACATATTCATTTTTATCATAAGTAACATAGACAAATTTTACTTCGTGATCACGAACTGTTACATCTGACTGATCTAGATCGATGCTTAATACATTGTTAGATATTTCAGTAATAGCACCACTTATTGGCTCTCCTACATTTACTTTCTTTATACTCATTTTTTACCTAATTTTTTATTTTAACATAATCACTTTCTACATAATCTTCTAGTAAAACTGATATGGCTATATTGTTGTATTTGATATCTTTGTCACTAATATCTAGCTTGCATGCAAATATTCTGTCAAAAACAAAGCCTGAAGTTGTGTTATCAATAAACTTAGATGGGTTTATTAGTTGATTGTTTGATAAAACAAAATTATTCAAATCTATTTCTCCATCCACTGTGTAATTTGGAATATACCTTTGATCTTTGTAAATTTTAATGTCAACATCATTTGGTGTGTAATCTTTGACACATTTAACACCTTTTTTCAGATTTTTGTTGACATAATTACGCTCATTAAAATCGATACCAGTACTGCTTAGTAAAAACTCTTTAATTAATCTAGATTCAATATTTTTTGGGTTTCTATCCCCAACTAACACCGAAGCTTCTAAACCATTAAAAGAAATAGTCGTGTTGGGAGAGATAGAAAATTGCGTCAAATCAAATTTGAACTTATTCGAATAAACTTCATTTTTGTTAAAATCTGTGATGACAAAATTTAAGGTTATAACTTCTTTTTCCCGAGCTATTGAATATGGTATACCTACAACACATATTAATGCGTCACTAAAATAATCTTTCAATTTTTCCTTTTTATCTAAATTCTGAATATAAGGAAAATCAGGAAAGTCCCCTTGTAGAAAATAATTTAGTTGCGGTAATGGTCTATTGTAAAACTTGTTCAGAATATTCAATCTAATCTGTTCAGCACTTATATAATCAAAATTTGCAATGTCAACTATACCAGTTTTTTCTCCAGACCCTCTTATCTCTTCTATTAAATCTGATTTTACAATAGAATCTAAAGCATCTCTAAAACTCTTAACTGTGTTTATTAAATCGTATAAGACTTTGAATCTTGTACTATTGATTTTGTTTCTTCTGCATAGTGCTTTTAATGATACAATGTTATATTGAAACTCTGCTTTTTCTGTAAAATAGTTACAATATATAACTGGTTTCAGATTTTCTTGAGAGTTGTAATATGCTGATCTAGAATAGTCGTCTAACACGCCAGCGTAAAAATAATTGTTTCTATCTAGACTAGTCGGAGATGTTTTGTTTTGAATATCTTGCAAAATTATTGTGGGCGGTATAGTGTCAGTGTCTGTGACTATAGCTTGTATTGTTTCATATACCGGCGCAGGAATTTTTAAATCTGTGTCTTCAAAATTAATTTCTAAATATGTTTCTTTTTTAATTTTTTCAAATGAACCTAGGTCGCTTTCTATATTTTTATCGATATAATTCTTAAAATCTAAATTATCGGAATTGTAATTTTTAAATTTAGAAAACATTTCATATTGAAATGATGCATCAGCAATACGCATTCTGTTACCGGTTACCTGGGCGTATTGAAGAAGATCCGCTAATCTTCTAAGTACTGCCGGTTCAGCGCTTTCGACATTAATTATTTCACTACCTATCGGAAATACTATATTAGCAAGATCAATCAAAGAAACAGGGGTGCCCGGGACCTTTGACACAATGTAATCATGATTAAATTTTAAAATTTGATTAAATAAGTAATTATTAAACCCATTAGCTCGAGCTGTTTTGTGAAACAGTAACCGCATTTGTGTGTCAAAATAAGCATTTTTATAGGGTCTGGTTATCTCTTTAAATTGTGGTATTGGTCCACTTGATTTTCCTTCATTTGATGAATCTAAGTTACTAATACCCGACAAGTTAAGTTCTGAAACATTCGTTATATTTTTTATTTTAAAATCATACCCGGGGATATTAGTCATCAAGTTATATATTGTCGTGTTTAAATACATCGCTTTTGTATCAAACGGTGAGCTAGGCAAACTTTCCGAGATCATCCCCATATAATTATATGTTAGCAAAAAACTCATAGAAAGAATATAAAGTTTATCTTCTGCAGAAAAATCAGACAAAGGATATTTTACCACACTAGGGGCAATTTCATTGCTAATAATTAACTCAGCGATAGGATAGGATGCAGTCTTGTCGAAGGATGAAGACTTTTGTGCAGCAACAAGTATTGCCTTTTTGTTTAAGACACATATCCCTGCATCATCAATGCCGTTTTCACCTGGCAAATGTAGTGTTACAAACGCATCATTAGGCAAGTTAAGCATACGCTTAATATTTTCTTTAAATGTTTTTACTAGTGACTGCAAAGCAAGAATGTCATATTTGTTTAATTTAGTACTCAGACGTCCTATATACGTATTGAGAGTGACTACATCATTTTCGAGCGGGTCTACAAGTGTAACAATGTCACCGCCGCCATAATAAATAACTGCTTTGTTAAATAAAGCACCTACGCTATTTGGGCAAAACATATTGCATTCGTTGAATGCATCAGCAACTAAATCCGTTATGTTTCCCCCTATTTCAGTGTTACCCATTTTTTCTAAGTAAGCAACATAATCTCCAAATGCTGGCTCAGACTTACTAGCAGTCCTAAAATAATTTATAAATTGTGAAAATAATAGCACTTCGTTATATTCAAGCCTTTGTTTTATATCATTTTTAAAATTATTTACATCATTTTCTGCAAATGATATATACTCATTTAAAACAGCTATATCTGACTTATTACCTTCTAAGTAATTCTTGACTGTACGCTTAACAAAAAAAGTGCTCCCGATTGTTTTAAAACCAACGTTACTACCCTTTTTATCAAATATTCTTACTTTTGTTGAATCAAAAACCGGTTCTAAAAAATTAGATAAACTCGAGTTTTTAAGTGATACATCGAAACCCTCTTCAAGATCTATTTCTTCAAAACTAGTATTATCATATATAGCCGAATTTAAAGCAGTGCTTTGTGCGTATATGGTATTTACCATGGTAGCTATCTTTTTAGTATTATCTAAAAAATTGTCATTGTTTCTCTGACTTGTGTTAATTAAACTATCTACTGTTTTATAAAATTTGCTAATTGCAAAATATATTTGTTTTTTTAATCTTATAATCTTATCAACTTCTAATTCATAGTTTTCGAAATTTTCCGTTAAAGTGCTTACCTCTTCTTCACCTAAAACAGCTAAATGATCAGCTAGCATGTTATATTTTTCTAAAAAATTAATCTGTCGCTTTTCATATATTTCATTATCAAATATTTGCTTATTAGCTATTTCACTACTGACAAAACATGTAGATAATATAACTGGTCTATCTGCATATAGCCCAAAATCTATTAATTGACTATCACTAAATGTAGCTACAATATTGGTACTAACATTTTCAACTGTTTGAGAAAGTGATGTTAATATATTACTGTTTTTTTCATTACTGCTAGTATTAGCTTCATATATTTTTTTATATCCCATTTAACATTCCTTAATAAGGCCAATTAACTTCAACTGTTTCTGAAAATGTCTTTTGTCCCTCAGGGGTTTCATATACGATGGTTATTTCGTAAGTTACAGTTTTAGTACCTTTCATGCTTTGCAATATTTCACCTACGTAAACAATGTCTTTATTATTAGTATTATCAGTACTAATAACGCCAGCTTTCCAATCGTAAAAAGTAACACTGTTTTGCCCAACTGGTATTCGCAACTTAAATATGTTATTTACACCGGTAGGTACTGTAGAATCTTCACTGGTGATTACGCAGTCCGCATCAATACTTAATATATTATAAGGTGCAACAAAATCAAATTTAGTATATCTTAATAATGGTATGCCCCCAGCAGCTGCATCGATATTATCCATATCAACAAAATAACTTGCCTCAGCATTGATACCAAACTCCGTTTCGACACCTACAGCTACACCTTCAATTGTTTCTACATTTTCAATATCAGACCCATTAAACATATATGTTTCATTGTAAGTTGCGTAATCAAAAAGAAACTGAAAATCCTGGATTGACGTGTGCGTTTTTGTCTCAATAGTAAATGGGTGTTCAAAACTTAAAGGATTATAAAGTTTAGTACCTAACGTATAATATGGTATATCATTGAGCTTATGATAATAGTACTGTGATAAAGGAAATGATCCTAGCTTAAAATAAAATGTAGAATTAGCAAAGTTTGTAACACCCGGCAAAGAAGAAAACTGTTCGTATCCAATTTCAACTTCGTTTAAGCTTTCATAAAAACTAGATAATATTCCAGGTTGTATTACACTCTGCAATGTACTAGCATCTGCCGAAACAGGATTAATATAAAATCTTCCTAACTCCCTAATTATATTTTCTTGTTTGTCGTGTTGTTTTATGTCTAAAAAATAAAGTTCTTTTTTGTCTTTTATTGATGTAAGTATAGATTCATTTACAACAACAAGTTTTGATTCATCAATGTTATTTGGAAGCCAAGGGTTTGCTAAATTTACTAAAATTCCATCTGCAGATTTTGTTTTAGCCAATGTCGCACTAGTGTTGCTGTCAGTTTGCCATAAACATTTTAAGACTTGTCTCTTATAGGTTTTAGGCAATCTTTTAAAGTTTATTTCAAATGTTATATTTTGTGTTCGATTTACATTGTAGTTGTAAACTTTCTGAATATCATCGATTAGTATTTTTACGCCGGCATATTTGTCAAAGGGGAGAGATGGTTTATTTTGAAGATTAATTTTGTATTTTTTATTGTTTTTTACAAAATATATTTCATACTCTACACCAGCAAACTGTTCCGCTATAGCATTGTTGTTGCCAGTATCGATAAAGGCAAAAATTAACTCTAAGCCGCTTGATCTAAGCTGATTTATGGTACCGGAGAATCTAATTGCTGGTAAAAAACCAGGACCAATATTGAAGTCTAAACTTTCCGTTTGTGTGCCTAACGTGTAAGGTAATTCATGATTAAAGTTAGAAGATAAATTTGTAAAAGTTTTAAAATTTCTACTAATCACTGGACTGACACGGATATCTTGAGTTCTATCTGTTTTATTAAAATCTAGTACGGCTGTTCCTTTATTATTGTAAAAATTTAAAACCTCAGTTTCCGTAAAATTAAAAGGCCCAGAATTAATTGACGAGTAAATATTAAAGTCTATATTTTTGTTAACAGTAATCCTTTTTTTTAAACTTTCCCTATTAGTGATTGTCGATATATTTTTTACAGCTGTGCTATAACCTTCAGATTGATATTCTTTGTAAGCCAATCCTAATGTGTCTATAGTATTATCATTGGTAAATGTAGGTGGTAATCCTACACCTTCTGATAAGTTGACATCAAAATCTAAAGAATATTTTTCCAAAATAAATTCAACTACCTTATTATATAAATCAATTAACACTTGTTGTCCGACTATGGTTTTTTTATCCATTACGTCAATAGTGCCCAAAAAACTTTCTAATTCAGACAGCAGATCGCCTAAGTTCCCTTCTTCTCGAGCTTCTTCAATTAACTCTTCTACAGTGACTAATCCATATTGTGGTGCGCCCATATTATTTCTCAAAAATTATTGTAAATATTCTTATAAATTTCTGATACCCTCTGTTATCATACAAAAGCTTTCCAGCATAATATATCTTATGTGTAGGGTTACCATATGGATCTCCAAATGATCCAACTTCTAGCAACACTAATTTATTTAGCTCATTATTCTGCGTATCAATTTCAAATACCTGACCTAACAAATCATTATAATTAGTATTGTTAGTTATTTTTACTGCAGTAAAATTTTTCTCTGCCAATTTTTCTTTTTCATAAAAATCGTTAAAATCTAGATCCTTGTTTTGAGATAAAAGATTTTTAAATTTGCCGAAGCTTTGCATACTGCCATTTGAAGCTTTGAATACCGGTGGCATATATGCATGAGTTAAACTGTTTCTAAATTTATTGTCATTCAACAAACCCGGTGCATTAAAAACATCAACTTCCTCTAAAGGGCTGACAACTGCTGGCGTATATCTATTACCGTTGGTTTCTATAGCAAACTCACCAATGCCACTTAACTCATCATCAACGCCTAATGCATCTAGTTTATAAAACGCATCAAGACTTTTACTGAATATCTCTTCAGAAGCATCATATAAATCACCTGAACCAGTAACCGGGAAATTTCCATCTTCTGTTTGTTTTAACAAGAATCCATTTTTTATTATAAAATTTGATGTTTGTTCATAGCTAATCGTACCATCGATGTTATCTATCTCAGGTATAATAGTATCATAAACATTACTAAAGGCTTCAAATGAAATATGGTTTGATACATCAGCAGCAGTTTTGCCATCATCACTTATATACTCTATGTCTCTATCAGAATAACTTATATATTTTACATTAAAAGTACCATTACGCAGCTGTCTTCTACCATTTTGCGTAATAATAACATCCATTATTCTTTGTTTTTTATTTAATATACCAGCCATAACAACAAATCCTACTAGATCTTAATTATACAAAAGATGAAAATTGCGTGTTTAACTAACAACTTTCATCTTTCTTATATCACTAATTTTAACCGGCCTTTCACCAACACCAGCTCGCGATTTATATAGCTTTCTAGGTCTGTCTCTATTCAACTCAATAGCTCTATTCACTCTCATCATTTTTTTTTTGACTTTGTTCGAGTTTACCGAGCACCTCTTCCAATATTGCTATCTGATTTTTATATTTTTTATTGACTTCCACAATCGTAGCTAAACGATCATCAACAGCTGCAACAACATCACCAAGTGAATTAGCCAAGATTTCTATTTTTTTATCGATAGAATCACTAGTGTTAGCAGCACCAATTCCGCTTTGAGCAATTTGCAAAACTTTTTTCGATACTTCTTTTAAAATATTTTCAGCATTATTCTCTTCTGATTGAGAAATTTCTATTTTTTGAATTGAATCATGTAACAATTTAACGTTATCCATACGTCACCCTCTCTATTAAAATAAAAAATCATACAAAAAAAATGAGGTGCGTAAACACCTCATTCCATACTTTTTAATAATTTTTATAAAAAATTATGCTCTTACAATGATCTGTACAATATCATCATTTTCCAGTCCAAAACTAAATTTAAAATCAGCTGTAGACATAGAGGTATGATCCATTACATAGTCACCAGTTGATGAAGCGTTGTAACCAACATATGCGTCAGAACTAGAAACCAAAAGCTGACCATTCAAGTATACGTCAATAGCATTTGCGGCGTTTGCAGAAGATACAGCACTTACATCAAACTTAGTACCACCATTTGCATCATTACTCAAAACATTCCCAGCATTCATACTAGCTGTAACTGTGAAAGCATTCTTTGAAGAGTTAGCAGCACCACCAGCAGCAGCAAATGCTAGAGTTGCAGTACTTAGACCATCAACAGTAGCAACACTATCAATTTTCAATACCTCTCCTGCAGAACCTTGTACATTAGGAAGTAAAAGTTGAAAATTGTTGTCTATACTGTCTTGTGCACGTAAGTTGACAAAGTTTCCACCGTTGCTGTCTTCTAAGAATCTGACAGCACCAGACATTTCTAATCTTTGCTCTTGAAAATTGTTACTTAAGGCAAACTTAAAGCCAGCATTGTTAGCATCAATTGCATCGACGTTAACAAAATTAAATTCGCCAGCCCCAACTAGTGCTTGAATACCTCTAGCATTGTTATTAGCTAAATCTCGAGCAAATGTAAAAGATCCCAAAGGTGAATCCAAAAGTATAGCTGTGCCATCTGATCCGGAAAGTGTAAAATTGCCGCTTGTTTGATTAATCGTACCGATACTTGATCCAGCCAATTGGATGTCGACCTGAGCACCGTTATCACCACCAAGTACTGTTCCGTTTGTACCAGAAAGAATTAAGGCAGCGGTTCCTTCAACTCTGATTTGACCATCACTATTTTCAGCCGATATCACGATATGATCTGATCCACCAATTTGGATAGCTACATCACTTCCATTATCAACGCCAATATCAACACCAGTAGAACCAGATAAAATACCTTTTGCAGCTGCAGCAATTAACAAATTGCTTGAGTCAATAGATATAGAGTCGCCCGCATCTTCAACTTCTAATTTACCCAATCTAACTGTTGCTAAATCAGATGTAGCATAAGAAATTTGTGTCGCACTTGCAGATGTCCAAGTTTTTGAAAATACAAACACATCATTTGGATCACTTTCATCAATAAACAATGCAGAAGACTGTCCCCCTACTGTCGGTGATGAAAACAAGATACCAACGTCATTATTTGATGTACCAAATCCATCAGACCCAGAGTTTAATGCAATAAGTGTATCTTGGATTGTTGTATTTACGGTATCGATAGTTGTTGTTGTACCGTTAACTGTCAAGTTTCCTTCAATTGTAACGTTACTTGAGAAACTACCAGTAGCAGCATATATATTGTTCCAATCTAAAGTTGATGAACCAAAATCACGTGTACCATCTGCATCAGGTACTAAATTTTGATGAAAAGTACCAGCAGCAGCATTAGAAAAATCAGCTTTACCGTGAATTCTCTTAATACCTGCAGCCATATGTGAAAGTATAACTGACAAGTCAGTCGCATTAATATCGTTTTTTTCTGCGGCGGTAATATTTTCGTTAATTCGCCCAGCGTTTGTTCCAAAAGAACCAGTGATTTGAGGCAATCTCATTTGAGTTTTTATAGCCATAAAAAATCTCCATTTAAGTTATATAATATGTTTAAGTTTTGTTTTATTCGAATAATACCTAACTACTTACTAACCTAACTAGAGACCTTTGCTTTCCCTTCTTAACTGTTTATACTAAGTATGTTGAAAAAAACAATGTCAATTAATTTCTATATAATATTTTTTTTAAATTTCTTACATGATTATCATAAACAGCACAGTCGCTACTAGTAAACTCAATTGCATATTTGGTACCTAAATCATTAGGGTCTTCAAACTCAAATTGAAACTGGCCTGAGCTGGATCTATTCGCGTTAATTAGCTTCATGCCTTTCATCATTATATATGCAGCGATTGATAGATCTGATGTTTTATATGTTTTCATTTAATCTCTCATTTGTAATATAACTAATTATACAATAATATTATAATATCTGTTGATTTGCATTTTTAATTTTATTTATGGCTGGTCATTTTTATATGGGTGATCACTAGGCAAAACGGAAGTGACGCCCCACTTATGAGCTAGATAACCTTCTGCTTTTTCAACGTCTGTGATATCTGTGCCACCGGTACCTGGAAGATCAGCGACTGCAAAAAATTCTGCAAATTGACCATCTAGTCTTCTATTTGCTCTGTTTCTCATAATCCTTAAATCCTGATTTGTTGACAGTGAATTATCATAATCGTTAACTGGAGTGAAAGCATTAGCACCATCTACCCTTACAGAAATTTGATTACCAGTTTTGTTAAAAATTGCTACTACTATATGCCAATTATCCACGCTTAATGATGAATCAAAACTCTCCTTATTACCTATAGTAGAAGATATTCTATTTGAAGACAATGCATCTAAGTCTAATTCTCCGGGCCATGTATTATCATCAGCCGCCGATGAAATTGCGTAATCTCTTTTAGGCGATTGATTTGTTTGATAAGACCAAAAACTATCTCTAGTGTGATCAACCGTATCTGCCAGAAATAAACCTATTGCCCAATGATTTCCGTTACCATCAACCTGAGCTTCAAATGAGTCGCTTATAAGTGACGCAGAACCATTAAAATCAAATACAGAATATCCATTAAGCGCATTATCAACAACGGTCGGATTGTTGATAATATTCATAGTATATGTACCAGCCTTGTCAGTAACACTAGTTAATGTTGTGCCACTCGTAGTATAATTTTCAGTGTCAGATGCATCAAACCATGCTACTGGTGTGATATCCGTACTTGGAGACCAAGCTGTGCCAGAAGATACAAGAGGTCTTCTACCAGCACGAAACGATCTTGTAAACGAACTAAACATTATCCAAATCCTACCAATTGACCCAATACAACGTAAGATCCAGAATTGTTAAGTATACTAAATGATATCACATCTTGACCATTGGATGTTCCAGACGGCGCAGATCCGCCCTGCCACATTAGTGTTTGTGCCGAACCTTCAATCTGAACTGCAGATGGAATATATGCTGTTGCACTTTGAGTAACTAAAAGCGTCAAGTTGGTTGCAAAAGCAGTAGCTAAATTAAGATTTGTAAAGTTAGCTGTAAAGTTTGAAGTTGAACCAGAATGGAAAAAGATATGACCGGTACTACAATCGTGCGTTACAACACCTGTTGCTGCTGATTTTGTTTCAAAGTTTTCGTGAATACCACCGTTAAAAATTGTTGTACTTTCAACGCCTAAAGATCCGGTAATTCCAACATTACCAAAAAATTGAGATCCGGATATAGTAGCTACAACAGAATCATCAATGCTAAACACACCGGATGCTGCGTTTATTCCGGTACCGGCAGCTGCATCGATCAAATCAGCTATTGTTTCCCTCCTTGTTGTGAAACCATCCGCATCAATAATAGCTATTGAGTCACTAGCAACATCAACTACAGCCTCAGCAAGATTGGCTAGATTTAAGCTAACGCTGTTTGTATCGACAAAAAGACCACCGTTTGTCCCATTAACAACTGAGAGAACACCGCTAGATTCTGTAAGGCCTGATCCGGCAATGCTGCTAGTAATAGAAAATTCCGTGCCTACTAAAGATAAGCCATCCCCAGCTGTATAAGTGGTGCCGCCACCTGTAGATGCAATTGTTATTGCTCCGTTTGAAGCGGATGTAATTGTTACATTAGAACCTGCAATAAGATAAGAAGAACCGTCAGTCAACTGTGTTAAAGAACCGCTTAACCCATTTGAAAAATTTGCGGATGACGTGAGAGTAACTACGACAGAATCATCAATTTCAAATTCAGTCGAAGATAAATTTAACCCTGTGCCAGCTGTATACGTAGTATCAGTATCAGTCGATGATATATATATTTGCCCTAAAGAAGCTGTTGTTATAGTTATGTTATCACTAGCAACTAAGTAAGCACTACCGTCTTCTAAGGTTGTTAAGGATCCCGACAATATAGCAGCTTTAAACATTGAACTGCTCATATAACTGGTCGTCTCGAGAGACCCAGTTACCCCTACGTTTCCACTAAACTGTGAACCGGTTAGAGTTGCGACTACAGTGTTATCGATACTAAACTGATTAGCAGTCAAATTTAACCCGACACCCGCAGTGTATACTTCGCCACCTTCACCACAACTGCCAGCAGATAAATTGTTAGACCCAGTAGTTGTTGTAATAACGGTTACTGTATCGCCTTCTTCTAGATTAGTCCCAAATTTAATTTCATTGTCGGTAAATAAAAAATAATCTGCAGCTGCGTCTCCTACCTGTGTATCTGTACCTGACATCGCTAGTACGCCATTGAAAAAAACGTCTATTAGACTAGGTTTGTATCCTGCTGATTGAAAATCTGATTGTGCAGTACTTAAAGCTGAACCAGAAGATATAGATGCAGTAATGTTATATACGCATTTAGTTACTACAGCGTTTCCGCTAGAAGAAATAGTAACTTGACCATTACTCCCACTAACTATTGAAATTCCTTCACCAGCAACCAAGTAACTCGAACCATCTTCTAATTGTGTTAGGGATCCGGATATCCCGTTAGAAAAAACTGCAGAGCTAGTAAGTGTAACAACAACGCTGTCATCTATCGATAGTGTATAATTACCATTAGAACCGCCATCAGTAAATGACAAACCAGTACTAGCAACAAAAGCTCTCTCATTAGATAATGAACCTGTGTTTGACAAAACTAGATAACTAGCTGCAGTTTCTCCGCCTTGATTATTTGTTCCCCCTCCAACTACACTTATAACAGTATCAATGATATCATCTTGCACTAAATCAAATCCAAACACAATACTGCCAGTACCAGAAAGATAATAGTCTCTATCACTAGAATTGACCAATGCACTGGAACCTGTGTGTAACAACTGACCATTAAATGACACGTCTATCTTATTAGAATCATAACCAGCATCAGAAAAATTAACCCCTGATATATCTAAAGGATTGTAAGCGCTATGAGTGCCAGTTAAGTAATATGTGACCTTACTTCTGCCATTAATAGCAGATATATCTGCGGATATTGTTAAAGAGTTTGACCCTGTAGTTAATGATATACCTGCTCCAGCTTCTATAACTTTAGCATTTGTCAATGATCCAGTTGCAGTTGTTAATACGTATTCTGCATCATTTTCACCGCTTCCACCGCCTCCGCCACCACTAGCAGTTGAAGAAATAGTAACAGATCCGTTTGATCCAGTAACAATTGTTATATTGTTCCCTGCTATCAAATATGATGTACCATCTTCCAAGTGCGTCAGAGAGCCAGACAATGCTGGCGCCTGTACAGTGCCAGAAAATATTGAACCAGTTAAAGTCGCAACAGCGGAGTCGTCGATTTGTATATCATTAGCATTTACAGTTATACCAGTACCGGCACCAACATTTAATGTAACTGCACCTGATGTACCTCCACCAGTTAAGCCGTTTCCTGCAGTGACAGCTGTGATATCACCTGAGCCTCCACCGCCCCCACCGGAACCAAGACTTTCTGAAAGCATTTGACCAACATATATAAAAGCTCGAGCAGTTGTTGGTATTTTGCTAGCATCATAATCTTGTACAAATAAAATTCCACTATATGTATCAATAGACCAATCTAATTCAGCTAGCGGGTCAATAGTATTGCCATTTTGGTCAAATAAGTCTAATCTGTATGGATTAGGCGCTAGCTCAGAAAAACTTTGTGGTACAATTTGTAATGCACCCAGGGTTTCCCAAAGTAATCTTGAATTGTCAAAAGTACCATTCCCAGCCTTGGTGTTTGAAGTTAAGCTAGTATAGTCTCCGGTCAAATATAATTGATAGGCATGAGTACCAGGAGATTGCGCTGATGCATCAGAATCATAATCATTTGCGTCATAAGCAGTACCTGATATTGCTTCTAAATCAAATTGTACATATTCAACGGTTGCATTTAAACCAGCTGAAGCACTTTGCAAAAGATACAGAGTTTTTGCAGGATTTGTTGGTATGTCTTCTGCAAAAATAGTCTGCGCAGAAACCTGAACCGCTGATGGGATAGTTTCTTGTGCATCAGAAGCATTAACCCCAGTATGAGATTTGTTCAGAAGCTTTTTCTGCGCAAATAATGTTGCTGTTAAATTTGTTTTCCCGGCCATTAACTGTAACTCACGTCTATTCTAGATATATATCCTGTCCAGCTGTCATTTGTGACTATTCTTAATATTAAATATTCTGAACCTTCAATTGAACCAAGTAATCTTTGGCCATTAAAGGTACATATATTTGTTGCTCCGCTTCCATCGATGGTTGGATCTAAATCGCCTGAAAGGCCTCCATCTCCATCATTGTTTCCACCAAGCGCGCCTAAAGCTGTGTCTAAAAAACCAGTTTTGCCAGGAATTTTAGCATCGATGTATACATTTTTACCACTTAAGGCTGTCGCTCTAGTTACCAAAGTAGCATCACCATAAACAGTTATTGTTACTTGCGCAACACTATTAACTGTGTTATTATAAAAGTATCGATAATAATCTCTTTCACTATTTGTTAAGCTACTGTAATCTGGGTTCCCAGGTGGCGCTATAAAACTTCCGCCCTCATTTACGTCTCTAAAATCACCACTGTCTGGACCCTTTGTAGGTGACATTAGTTGCGTATTATATATTAACAACCCTGTAGCATGTTCAGGGTAAGAAGCATTGTCATTTAAGCTAGTCGTTGATGACCACTCATTCGAAGAATCAGTAACATCCGACTGTGCTGCATAACTGCCTGAAACCAATCTATAAGTTTCACTATCGAAATATTCGCGGGTGTTTGCATTCGAAGTATTACTATCGCTGAAAACTAGGAAGTAATCACTGTTAGTGCTGCCAACGCTAGCATTCTTTGCAGAAAAAACGTGTGAAATAGTAGAGTTAAAAGATCCTCTTCTTTGTGTTGTTGAAACACCAACTGAAGAAGGGGGTAGTGAATTTGCTCCGGAGTATCTAATACTTGCTGTAACATCGAACACAGCTTCATGCACGTCACTTTTTGTCGCATCTAATGTTTGTAGTGAACGAGATGTGCCAGAAACGGTGTTACCGCCTGATGTTAACTTCGAACCTGACACTTCAATGCTGGTTACTGTAAATAATGAAGTAGATGTTGATATAGCACTGCTGCTGTCACTGTAAACGTTTCTGTATGCATTTGAAACTGTAAAATCAAAACTTCCAGTTGGCCTATTGGTAGTTGTGAAGTACTTGACACCAGACAAATTATAAAATGCAGCCGCTCCAAACTGAGTATACCCTGTATTCGATATTGATATGTTGTTAGAGTCATCATCATTGACCCACTCTATGTAATCAGTTTCACGATCTGTTTCACCATCTATTCTGTGTATTACTCTAACATAGTTCATGCCGTTAACTTGATCCGCAGTTGAGACTTTGTAATCTGCTGTTCTATAAAATTTCCGAAAATCAGGTAAATTGTCGCCATCTTTTCCATTAAGCGCCTCTGTAATATTAAAAAACCCGGATCCATTCGAGTTATATGAGGTAGTATTACCAACTGTGCCTAAAGTAAAATTATACAAGTCTACACTGTGGCTTTCAACGCCATTAATTTCTAACACTAGAGAACCAGTGTGGCCATCTCTAAAACTATTCGCCGGGTAACTG